ATGTTTCAATACCTGAGTGATTTATTTAAAAATTAAAACTATGAACATATTAGACATTGCTAAGATCATAACCATCATTTGGTTCTATGCAACAGGATCCTTCATGCTTGTTGCTAAAGTTAACGGTACTAAACCCATCATCGCCATGACAATTAAATTTATGACAGTTGTATCTATGGTTTACATCACACTTTTTTTACTTAATGTTGTAAAATAAATTAAAAATTATGAAAAAAATATTAATACTATTCATTTTGATGTTTGGCCTATTATGGCTAATATCATGTAAAGACAGAACCGAAAGCGTTGGAGATGTTGTTGGAAAACGATATCTCCGAAAAGAAATTCACACACCAGAGGCACAAATGGACGTTGAAGCCATGGACAAAGCCTTTAAAATTATGCGTAATATGCCTTGTGATAACCCATTGAGTTGGTATTATCAAGGTGCAATTCATTGGGTTCCCGACACAATCTTATATAACCCACTGTGCCCAAGCTATAAGACCCCAGCCGATTTAAAAGAAGCTTGGGATAATTGTACACATACACCAAGTGGTAAAGAAAAAATTCATTTCTTGGTTTGGCATAGATTATACATTCACCATTTAGAAAAGATAGTTAGAAAATTGTCTGGATATAAAGATTTCGCATTACCTTATTGGGGCTACACAAATAATTTTGACTACGACAAATTTTTACAAGAAAAATTCAGAGATCCGAAATCATCCCTATATGAACGTTGTAGATTTGATAGCTTGAACTATGGTTATCCTATTGCAGGTGAAATCCAAAGAGCTTTGGAGACAGATAAATTAATGAGTTACACCTCATACGAAATGTTTAACTCGCAGATTAACAATGCCCCACATGGTGCGATGCACGATTACATCGGCGCTGGTAATGTACAAACTGGTAAGTTGTTCAACAACCCAATCACTGGTAAAATTAGTGAGACAGGGTTGATGGGTTGGGTTCCGACAGCTGGGTTTGATCCAGTTTTCTGGACACATCACTCAAACATTGATAGACTATGGCAGCAATGGACTAATTCTCCGAATGGGGAGAAAGTTACATTGGAGATGTTAAAATCAGCTGACTGGTCTTATGTTTTCTTCGATGAGAATGGTAAGAAAGTTACCTATACAATGGAAGATGTGATAAAGATAATATACAAACTTGATTATGATTATGATGATGTTGAGGTATATGAAAAAGCTGATCAACCGATGATGGCTAGAGCATACAACAATGTTTTACATAGCAATAATTTCAGCATACCAATTAATGGTCAAATCACAGATGCTGTCACACAGGTTACGCCAACAAGTGGCCAGCTAGGTGCGCCAAATAGAGTTAAATTAGTATTAACCGTTTCATTCACGAAGATACCTAAAGGTGTCTATGAGGTTTACGTTAATCGAAATAAATTAACAACAGCACACCCGAATATGGTTGAGAGCTTCGCGGGTTATATGTCTTTCTTCGGAGCCGATCATAAAATGCCTGGTGAGTCTTGTGAAAAGGGTTGTTGTAGAACACTCAACGCTGACGGTAGACCAACAATGCAATTTGAATTTGAGGTCAACTCATCTAACAGATACCATGTTGAAATTTATAAACATAACGGTATTCACACTGGTGATTTAATTATCGAAAACATAAAGATTAAAATTTAATACAATGAAAAAGTTTAAAGTATCCTACACATTAACTTACAAAATTACTGATTACGATTTGTTTGAGGAGTTAGAATCGGATGAGTCAGCGTGGGTTAGATTTTTAACAGAACTACTCGATTCAATCAGATTCTCAGAGGATTTCACCAAGAAATGGATATCCACCGAGGGTGATGAATTATACTGGGATGATGAAGAAGAGCATGGTATTGCCGAGGTTGTTGTTACCGTTGAGGATAATTTTGATGGTGATGTTAAATGGTGGAACGAGTTGCTACCAATGTTGAAAGAAACTTGGGACATGCCAATCAAAGAAGATGCTGAATCATTCGATGTGGATGATTTTGCAACATCAATATCCGAGGGTGGCGCTTTCTGGAACATTGTTAAATGGGGAAGCACGATCAGAGTTGAGGAAGATTCCGATGGTTGTCTTTTTGAATATGACGATGAAGCACGTGAGCGATACATCGGAAACATTCACAATGTTGAAGATAGTTTGCAAATAATCAACGCCGAGTTTATAAACGCCAAAGGCGAACACTACGAACTATTGGATTGGGTTAATACTAAAGAAGAGGTTTTAAGTTACATAGAAAAAATTAATTAATGCATACATTAACGATACTGGTAATACTATGGTATTTTTTCCTGGTGCTACCGAATGCTCGTAAAAATAAGAAATAATATGACGGCAGAAGAAATAATTAAAAATAGCAAAAGAAAATATGAGGTCGGTTTCACTAGTGATGAGATCGTCACAATGTTAGTCGATAACGATATTGACCCAGACAAGTTTTACACTGCACTTGGTGTGAACACAATTACAATGATTGATGGTAATTTCGTTACATATTTTTGGGACATTGAAAGAGCATTAGATTGTGTGATCAACGACAGAGATATGGACATAACAGAGTGGGACTGATATGACATTACTTGAACTAGCGGATAAAGTTGCTGAGATTGAAAGGAAATACACTGATAGGTCTGACTTCCGAGTGTCCGTTAGTGTAACACACGATAGAGTTGTGCGATACACAATCGAACACACCGCAAAAAACAGAACGGTTGGTACGGGTTGGGGTGCGACTGATATAAAAGAACTTTTAACTAAGTTTGAAGTTGCTATGGCAGCTAATTATACTTTCGCATCCCCAAAGAATGATGACATTTCAATATGATTGGTGAGTTCATAAAGTACCAGGGCAATCATTATATTGTTACGGATGATCAATTAAAAGATGGTGATGAGTACATCACAATCGATGGTGTAAACCACAAAGTAGTTTGGTATTACGAAACATTCGGTACACACGTTTCCGTTTACTATGACATGATCTTTATGCCTTATGCGACTGGTGTTACGCATACATTTATTTCACAAGATTTAGTGGCTGTCCAACCAATGGACAGCCCAAGGGGGTGAATTGTTTTACTTAGATTTTCAATACGATTATGCTGAATGAGAGATTTATAATGCTTGACAAGATGGTTCTTTTGGTTGATGATAAAAAACCAAATAGAATCGGTGATCAATACGTTTGGATATCAAACGATGAGAAACATATTATAGAAAATTCCGATGCGTTGAAACAAATAGATGAGAAACCATCAACATTTTTTTCGCGCCACAAGATGATTAATATTGTCTGGTGTTTTATACCAGAAGATATCAAAAAAAATTATCTGGTTACAGTCAAATATAATTTTGATTAAAATGTTTCAATAAGATTTGGATATTTAAAAATATTTCTTTATATTTGTGACCTAAAATAAAAATTATGGTCAGCGAAAAATCAGCGATTAAGGCAAAATCAACCGAATTTTACGAAATTACACAGAACAACAGTGGTGGTTCATTCATCACCGATGATAAACTATGCCACAGATTGTACATTGAGGCCGTTTCGGAGGATGAGGCTCTAAGAATTGCCGAGGACTTGGGTTGTTATTGGAATGGTTGTGATGAGGGTATGGATTGCCCTTGCTGTGGCGATCGTTGGTACCCAGCATCTTATGCCACCAACATCGAGGAGATGAACACAAAATGGAATGGTTACGAGGTTTCTCAATGGCTGACCGATGGTAAAAAAGGAACCATTCAGAAAGATGTCGCTATTAAAAACTTGAAGAGCCAATATCCTGGCGCCACTTGGTTGGTTGAACCAATTGTTGAAAATAAATATAGTTCAACAAGAGTTGTTGGTAGACTTAAATTGGATAGCATTGAGCAGTATGCGCAAGTTATGGCTAACCTCTATGGGTGGACAAAACCTGATTGCAGAATTTTTTATAAAGATGGTACAATAAAAGAAATTTATACAAATAAAATATGAGTGGAGGAGCATTTGATTACGACCAATATAAGATTCGCAACATTGCTGATAGCATTGAAAGTGAAATAGAACGAAGTGGCAGACCTTTAACCGATGAGGAGTTCAGAGAAAAGGTTAGATGGTATGGCGTTGAGTATTTTGAAAGATACCCAGATGAGAGAACCCACCACAAATATCCCGATGAGGTCATCAAAAAATTCAGGGATGCTGTAAAGATTTTGAGAATTGCTGAGATATACGCACAGCGTGTTGATTGGTTATTGTCTGGTGATGATGGTGAAGAAACTTTCTTGAAAAGATTATCTGATGAACTAAATAAATTGGATTACAGTATTGTCATAAAGGATGACACTAAGAAGTAATTTATGTCTAAAGAATGGTTATTAAATGATGAGTATGGAACCTACCTATTGTGTGATGATATCATTGATGTTGGTGACCATTATGTTATTTTATTCAACAATGAACTTGAAGAACCATTTCCCAAAACCGAAGAGTTTAGATATCCAAAAATCAAATCGAACTTTTCATATGAAAGATTCAAGGTTATTTGGTTTTATGAGAAAGATAAATTAATAACTCGTGTTAGATGTGATGAAGATGTTGAGAAAGAATTGACCAGAGCATTGACAGAAGAACTAATGAGAAATATCGATGCTGAAATAATCAGAAGAATAAGAGAAGAATTTAACAACATTCGAAATGAAAATATTCAAGGGTAAAAATAAAGGGATGATCCACACAATGGATATAAGGTTGGATGACCTGCGAGCGGTTTTCTTTCCAAAGAATTTCCATGAAAAGTATGGCTACCTAGGCTATGTTCCTTTCGAGGATGCTTACGAGAAGCGTGGAATGATTCACGCATTGGTAATGGCAATGGATGCTGAAGCCAAACCCTGGTGGTGCCCAAGGTGGTTCCTAAGGTTCTTGCATTTATTTGGATCGGATAACTCAATCGTTAGAGTAAGGAACAGGTTCTTACATAATATTGAGAGAAAAATAACCAAGGGGATTCGAATGTGGGATTATAAAACTAAATGGTCTGATTACGATTTGAGAATAAGCATAGGGGCACCGAAGCATCTTCAGGATTTGGCTGATGCGATAGAACATTATGTATATCACAGAGGCTACAAAGCCGAGCTGGTTGAGAACATAAAGGAAATGGAACCGACATTCGATAAGGACTGGTATAGCTTATGTGAACTAAAAGATTATTATGAAAAACTGAAAGGGGAAACTGAAAACGATGAAACATCTGATTAATATATTTAAGCAATATAAGTATGAGTTATTATTAATATACACTTACATGTTAATTGCCGAGGGTTTGCTTTTATTGCAACCCTATTTTCTTGGAAAGACGATTGATGGTTTGTTGGTTGGTAACTGGAATTGGTTGATTGGTTTGGTTCTGGTTTACGCTGGATCAACCATGTTCATATACAAGAGAATGGTTTATGACACAAAGGTATACACAAAGATATATAACAACATCGTGATGGAGTTTATACATAAGACCGATGTTGATAACTCATCTAAGGTAGCCAGGACAGATATGGCTCACCAGATTGTGGATGTTCTCGAGAGTTACGTTCATTATTACATTTCCGTTATTGTCACGGTTCTGGGTAGTTTGGTTTTTGTGATGAGGGGAAGTTTGATAACAGGTTTCATTGTGTTGGGTTGTGTGTTCCCAATTATGTTTATTGTGTTTAAGTTTTACAAGAAGATAAAACAAGCAACTGTTGTTGGGAACAATCAATATGAGAAAAAAGTTGATGTTATCAATCGTTCCAATAAGGATGAGATAACAAGTTTCTTTAACAGAAGAAGAAAGTTATGGATATACGGTTCAACATTACAAGGAAAGAATTGGTTCTGGGTGAATGCGGTTAAATATACATTTCTTGTGACAGCTTTGATTGTCTTCATCAAGACATCTGACAAGTTATCTCAAGGGGATATCATCGCAATGTACTCATACATCAGTAACTTTTTGGTCTCATTAATGTCGATACCAGTTGGTGTTGAAGCATACTCAAGAATATTAGACGTATTAAAAAGAATACAATGTTAGTACACATACCAGTTGAAGAGTTGGACATAAACCCATCTTGGGCAATAAATAAAATAATTGGCGTTTCAATTGATTACGCTGATAGCACGGTTCACGCTATTTTTTATGGTGAGGCTGAGTCCGCGATAATATTTCGTCTTAAATCGTATGGTATGACTTTGGACAATAGATGTTGTGGTTATCATGTATCACATGGGCCAGCTGGAATCTTTATAAAATTAACGAAATAAATTTGCGTATTAAAAATTCCTGTTATATATTTGCGACATGCGAGACGCAACAAACATAAAGGATAAGGATTTTTACATCGATGGTGTGAAAACCAAGGCAACCAATGTCTGGATAACCGAGCGTGGCGAAATTTTCGTTTCATTGAAAGCACACGGAAATTGTGAGTTGAATATTTCAGCAAAGGATTTAAAAAAATACACAAAAAAATAATATATCATGAGAAGAGCATATCAAAACGTATCGTTCATCGTTGAGGGTGATAACTTTTATGGGGTATCACTCGGTTGGGATTTCACATCGGAACACGAATGGGGAATCAGGGGAATCAAAAACAAGTTTGGATTGAAGTCCGACAAGACAAACATCTTGGGGATTAAGAAACCATTGCTTGGGATTGATAACCGAAGAATGACAATCGGTGAGGTTCTGTTCAAAGAAGATAAAGACCTTTGTGTGTTGACATCTGAAAGACCATATGGGTTGAAGGAGAAGTATAAGGCCAAGGATCTTTTGGGCTATGACATTAAGAATGTTTACAACGACCTTGAGTGCGCTTGGGACGAGGGTGACTTTTGTATCGCTAGCAAGAACAAGGAAGATTTCCCTAAGATGAGGGAGTTGTATGAGGCGTTCAAGAATAAGAACATCGCCATCACATTTCTAAAGTCTGAGGTGCCAGCGTTCTCAAATTCATCATTGTCCGTTCTCATTCTGGATAAGTTGCCACAAGACGTATTGGATGAGATGTACAACGTGGATAAGGAAGCATATGATCTCATTGAGTATGAGAAAGAGATTGGCGTCACCAAGTTGAAGGAGGAGACAAGACGTAACAGTGGTTACAAAGGTAATAAGTATTTTATGGCTTGTTCACCGAGGTGGATTGATTATAAGGATGCTGTTGCGAGGGAAGAGAAGAAGAGAAAAGCGAACACGGAGTATGATATTATGTTTTGGGTGAACTACTCTGACGATGATGATAACTTTGGTTGGTACACCGCTGAGGAAATCATCAAATGGTTGTCCACACCAGGATTGAAATTGAAGTCTCTTAATGCGGAAAGGGAAACAGCATGAGAAAGATATTAATTGCGGTGATTTTAATCGGATTGGTTTCTTGCACACAATCAACGGTTGAGAAGAGACAAACAAACATTGTGATCAACAACGGACATTCCAAATTAAACATTGTTGAGATTGAGGGTTGTGAATATTTCTTTGCTGATTATGATAGGGGGGCGATCTTTGAACATAAGGGTAATTGCAAGAATCCCATTCACCCAGAACATTTAAGGAAATAATTATGGCAGCGCTATGGTTTAAAATTGGAATTGGTTTCATCGTGGGGTTGAGTTATCTTGGTGCGAGGAAAACGCACAGGGATATAAAGAGGGGTGATGTGCAATGGGTGGCTTGGAAAGGAAAGCACGATTCGATTTATTACGAGAAGCAAAAACGTTTGAACAATAAATAAAACATGGACAGTAAATTCGATGAAACGACACGGACGGTTGTTGTTCAGATGACACGAAGGGATGGGATGTCTTATTTTAATATTGTACAACCCAAAGAACAGGATGAATTAACTCTTCATGAGATAAGAATGATTCTGGCTGGTGCAGTCGCTCTGACAATAAAGAGTTCTGACAATGATGCCAAGGCAATGCGTGAGGTGATTGAATATCTTGAGCGGGAGTTTGTGGATGTGGATAGTTTCAACGATCATATGGTAAAAGTAAAACAATAAAAATTTGGTTATGACAAAAAAATTTGCATCGTTATTAATTTTGTTCTTGGTTTCCTGTTCGCAACCAGACCCGAATAAACCGTGGGAGGTTGTTGGAATCAAAGATATTGGTGACAACCAATGCGAATACATGGTGGTTCAATGGGTTAAGGTTGGTTTGCCATACAGAGATGAGTTTATTGATACTTGCGGAAAATATTATTTCAGTCAAAATATTAAAATAGATAAAAAATAAAAACACATGGATAATCAAGAATTAATGAAGAAATTAACGGAGATGGTGTGGGAGACACCAAATGATTCCGAATTGGGTGAAAAGGTTCGCAGTCTGGTTGACAATAATAAACCAAAGGATAACACCGTGGAGTACCAAGGAAGAACACCACAACAAGTTGAGGATAGCGAGAAGATATCCGTATTATCAATGTTGGTGACGGCTGGGTTGATCTTGATGTTGTTGGTGATGGGTGTGTATGGAATGAAACAATAAAGGATGATTGGAAGAATAAGAACAAAGTGGTTTAGAATGACCTTTGTGTTGAGACACAGGTGGGAGAAGAACAAGGGTATGGATAATTACACCGTATGGAAACTCAGAAAGGAATATGAACTGGGTATCTGGGTAAAACCATATCTTGCGGTTGGAAAACCAACTGGCCCATGGGTGGCGAAGAAGGTGTTCAGCAAAGATAATCATGTCAGGGGTTATATGATTGGATTGGATCTGATTGTATGCAAAACCTGGGTTGATATTTCTGGGGGGAGAGTTCTTGAGATTCCAATGGATTAAAAAAATAAATAAAAACAATGAGAACATACGACAGAACACATTCGTTGATTAAGATGATTATGGTATTCACGATCATCGCCGTGATTGCTTTGGTGGGCTCCAGAGCATATTTTATTTACAAGGGGGTCAAGTCAAACGAAACCTTGTATCAGGTAAGCGTGAACAATTTTCAAACCATGGAGACATATTTCACCAGAGAATATACCAGGGATGAAAAGAGCGGGTGCATTACCTTTAAGGATGGATTTGGAATTAAACGCATCGTCTGCAACAATTATACAATAACCGAATATTAAAAAATTATGTGGGTAAGAAAAACACCAAAAAAGTGGCAAAATCTATTTGAGATAATTATAGTTATATCATTAATTATAACTTATGGATTACTTGTTAAAGCTATAATAAATGAAATACATCCAATGTAAAATAATAAGATATGGGTATAGGTTATTCAGGAACGCAAGGATGTCTTTACAGTTGTGGGGAATCTTGCACAGGAGAATGTAAGGAATCGAACAAGGAAACATTGCCAGATGCAAAACTATCGGACGTGGAAGCGCTGAGGTATTTCTTTGAGAAGTATTTGTTCACGGTTGAGAATGGAAAACCGAGTCAGAGGGCTGCGAATAGATTAAAAGAATATATTGATATCGTACAGAAGAAGTGAATACAATAAGAGTGAATCATATGAAAGGTGTATTCATTCTTCAGGAGCTTGAGAATGGAATTCACAGTCTGAAAGAAGGAGATGAGTTTGTATACATGAAGGGTAAAAAAAGAATACTCACATGGTACAGCTCTCTGGCTGAGGATGAAAATATCATGAAGGTTGTATGGAAGTACGGAGTGAAAAACTGTAATAAATACACCAGAGTATTCGAGGAGAAAACATACCTTCAGTGGATTGAATACAATAAAATGATAGAGGCTACCACAGCAGCACGAAGTGCGCTTAAATAGCCTTAAAATGCATTCATTTTACATTATATTGCCCAGGATCCCATGTGAATTCTGCCGAGAAACACACATACCCGCAACTGACTGAAAATGAGTGCATTCAGATAACTCACTGACAGTCACTGAATTACCTGATAATCAGTTACTTACACTATTTCCCACAATCCCCCACTTACCCCCACAAAATCCCATTTCCCACCCAGGAACAAGTGAAAAAAATTTGAGCCCCTCGACAGTTTTCGATATATTTTTTTTAAATTATTAAAAAAACGGCGTAAATTTAATCGAAAATGCCCTCGATGGCGTCTATGACATGGGATATGAATGAGGTGTAATGGAAGGGTGCATACAGGATGCATAACCACGCGAAGTCGGAATCGTAAACTGTACTGCTGGTGAAAAAGAAACACCAGATCAGAACCACGATCGGGGTCGCGAATAACAGGTTCGAAGTTGTCAGTGGAATCAGTGCGATCAAGACCGAGGTCATGAACACCCAGAATGTGAATTCTCCGCCCATGATAAAATACATGGCGACCAAACCCAATGTATAGGCTGTATTTATTGCATTCATATTATTTTAATTTAATCAAAGATAACACATTAAAATTTAATGTGCAAATTTTTTTAAAAAAAAATAATGTATTCGAGTTAACAACGGGCGTTTTCTATTCATTCATACTATTTATTTGTATACAAAAAAATAAACAAAAACAGTATTGAAAATGAAGGACACACTCATCACCCAATTAACGGATACACTAACTAAAAAACCTGAATACGGAATATTATCATCAATGTTATCAATCACCATGAGTGCAACAGATCTCCTACAATTGATCGGTGTGATCCTCGGTCTTTTCATCGCGGTGATCACAGCCATCCTGAAGGTGATGGAACTCAGGGACAGGATACGTGAGAAAAGAGGTTTACCAACCAGAAAGACCAGACGCAAGAAAGAAGCGGATGACGAATAAGTGAATACATAAAAAAACTGAAAGGTGAATTCTAAAAGGGTTCACCTTTTTTATTTATATATGAATTCTAAAAAAGTTACGGATATGAATTCTGGAAGATCCAGCAATATGAATTCTAAAAATTATACGGGGTTGAATTCTAGTAGAAACTTAAACTTGAATTCGAGAACAGAACCTGGGAGGACTTTTTGAAATCAAAAACAAAACAGAGAGAAAGGGTTGCCTCCCAGGCCTGAACTCTTAAGGACTACAAATGTAATACAACTTTTTTTATTATGCAAGTTTTTTTGAAACTTTTTTTATCTTTTTTTTAATCGAACTGAAATGGGGCGAATTCGTCAAGCGCATATATCCAGATCGCCAGATACTTTTCCACCAGAACATAATTGAATTCCCCAGCTCTGGCGTCCATGGCACTCATGAGAAGTTCGATCCTTTCATCCAGACAGCTGGTGAGATCCAGAATAAATTTTTCCTGGTTGATCCCGAAAAGATATTTCTCCAGAAGCATTTCCTCCAGATCATCCACCTCACTGTTATTATTGGTGAGGATGTTCAAAGCATTTTTGCTGAGCTCGTGATCCAGATATACAACACAGGGTTCCTTCTTAATTTTATTACTGATCTTCCCCCTGAAAAATTCGGATGTATTAATTTTAATATATTTGATCGGGGCCATCTTCTCCTCGTCCACCGATGGCAGACTCAGGAATTCATTCCTGGTTCGATCGAACGCCGCCTTTACTTCAGCAGCCTCAAGATCATCTATATGATCACCTAGGATTAACACGTTAAGTGAATCCTCAAATGGTGACGTGAATTCAGCGATCACTTCTATCGCGCTTCTCTCATCTCCGCCCATGAATTCAGATCACATTTAAATAACATTTATTATTCGTCATGATAACCGAATCTGCATTCAGAATCGATTCGTCCGAGCTCTTGATCCTGAACGTTTCCATCTTGTATGGATTGTAGTAGATCTCCTCACCCAGGTTCGCGGCCCCAGAAGCAAGCTTGAATTCTTGGCAGCATACGAATGCATGTACATTCTTTTGCTTCGTCTCCAGAACCCTGGCCCGTCCAGCCTGAGATACCCTGAACGTTACGCCGTAAGCTTCTAGATCCTTGACATGCTGATACAGACGGTACCCTCTCTTCTCCTGGTTCCATCTCATCACACTGAAACAGTCTCTGTGTAGATTCCTGTATATCTTGAATTCTGGTCTCATTCGTATTTCTCTTTAATATAAGTATCAACGATCTCCGTCAACTCCGCCCATGGCATAAGTTTTCTCATCAGATCAGGTCGTCCTGGTTCACCAAAGATGATCTCACCTGAATCGATATACCCATAACAACCCTCGAAGTCAAAATCCCGATCGCGTTTATAAGACAGGCCGTAATTCTTAAGGTAACTAGGGGCCACATCCAAGATCCTGGCAGCTTCAGCATATGAGGTGGCCCAGCACAGTTTAAATGTCTGGTACCCTCTGTATATTACAGAGGTCTCGTATATTTTTCTTTCTTTCTTACTCATCGAATTGTCCCGCTTCTTTTGCTAGTTTATAATTCAGTTTCATGGTTGGTGAGATGTATTCCCAGACGCCCGCCTCGAGCGCTTCGAAGAGACCAACGCTAGCAAAGTAATTGTTCGATACCAATTCTAGCCCGCTGTTGTCCCTGTCATGCGGGTTAGATTCAACCCTGCGATACATCTCAACATTGCCGTTATCATCTCCTTCCTGGTAGTTACAGTAGAAGACGAAGTCTTCGGTTATCAGACCCTTATGGAATCGACCGTTCCAACGGATGATAAACTTTGGATAATTGTTTTGTTTTGCTTTCATATGACAAAGGTATATGAATTTAATTTAACTTGCAAGTCTGAATGCAAAAAAAAATAAGGGGTTAGTTACAACCCCTTACTACGAAACCTGTATCATCTTTCTTTGCTTCACCCTTTGCTTTCAACCCCACGACAACACCATTGCCATGTAAGAAAGTAAGATCGTGCTCGTCACCATTGATAACCTTTGCATTGTTGTATTCAGCGGGAAGTTCTGTCTCGTCCTTAACAGCGAAAACAACAGCGACATTGAAACCAAGTGCGAGTGCTTTGTCCGCTTCGCGTTGGTTGTCCTCTGTCTCCGCCCTGGAAAAGGTAAGGTGATAGTTCGCAGGCAATTGCTTTGTCAACCTTGAATAGATCTTTGTGTAATCGTAAAATTGCACATCAGGAAACATTTCCATGACATTTTTAAAACCACCCACTGGAATGTTCTCGTAAGGAATATCAGAGGTACCATTGAGACGAACGCACATTGCACCCGCACCATGTTTTTTAATACCCTTTTTAATTTCCTTAACAACATCGTCCATGAAGTTCACCTTGTCACGAAGAAAGTATTCAGTCTTATTCAGACGACCTTTCATGACATTGCTAAACTTGCCACGACCCGCTGTGAAGAGACATGACTTCGAACAGCCTGCTGTGGCTTTCGGGCAAATGTTCTTGCCAAGCGTGTTTTGTTTTTCTGGTGACATATACAGGATATAGGTTGTATACCCCAGTTTTTCACCTTTCTTTGTCTTTGCATTCTGCGTACCAAACAGTGTGGTAGGCTTCTTGTACGTGTACCCTAGATTAAACATGATTTTTATTTTTGATTTCGACACAAAGATAAGTGCAATAAATTTAATGTGCAAATAAAAATGAAAAAAGTTTTTTGTGATAAAGTTTGCGAGTTAAAAATATATGGTGTATATTTGCTCTCGAAATCAAAAACAATATACTATGCCAAACTGGTGCGAAAATCGTTTAGAGGTATCGGGTGATACCAAAGAATTCAAACAATTCCTTGCAATGGGAATTACCGAAGAACCTGTGCGTTACAGCAAAACAGGTGAAACAGAACTTGTCTGGAGAATGTCGAACTACTTACCGACACCAGAACCACTTTCCAGAACCATATCACCACCTCGTGATTGTGAATGGGTGAACGAGTGGGATGTGAACCACGCAAAAAATCGTATCGAGAAACAACAAGAGTTGATCGCTGATCTGGAGAAAAAACTTCTGGAGACCACAGACAAAACCGACAGGGACTTCATCAACAACCAATTGAATGAAGCAAAGATACCAATTGAAATTCCAGAACTAATTGAATGTGCCAATGGTACAGAAGAGAAGCGAGAGGCTCTTATTGAAGAGTATGGGACTGACAACTGGTACGACTGGAATGTTATGAACTGGGGAACAAAGTGGGATTGCTCGTCAGAGGAAATGGGTTTCGATACAGATAACGAAAACTATATTACAATTAACTTCAACTCCGCCTGGTCGCCACCAATCAACTGGTTGGGAAAAGTTATCAAAATGTTTCCGAACTTGAACTTCAAACTGGTGTTTATGGAAACTGGAAACTGGTTCGCGGGTTGTGCTTACAGCGAGGATGGTGAACTTATGTTAGCGGAGGGTGAACCAGAATATGTTTTGGATGGCGTTGTATATAACTACAATGTTGAACAAAGAGTTTATGTTGGTGAGGACGGAAATGTAATTTCGGAAGAAGAATGGAATGATGAGAACTCTTGCTTCCCAGAAAACCCATTCGATAACTTTGATACACCTTGGGAATAATGTAATAAAATTAACTGGGGGAGAAAAAAACTTCCCCAGTTTCTTGCATATTAAATAAATTTAAATTACCTTTGTCATATGATAATAATTGGAAGACCCATTGAGGGCATATCGTTAAATGGTTTGGAGTACCTTATGAATGAGGACAACACAGACTACAAGTATTTCAACAGCAAACGGGAAGCAATGGACTTTCTGAATTCTTTGTCGGAAGATGTTAAACTCACCGATGAGGAGTTGGAGGATTCATTCATGTTTCTGGATACTGAAACTGATTTTGAAAACCCAGATGTATTTACCAAAGGTGCGTAAACTAATATTTGTATTCACTGTCCTGGTGACAGGGTGTGTCCAGAGACCACCGAAGTCAATTCATGTGGTGCCACATGTGATTAAGAAAGTTGACACGATCGAACAGTACGATCCAACAACACTGAATTACAAGAAGCGCTACCGATATGAATTCTGGGACAGCACAGCTCCAGTTACAGTTGATCCTCAACATGCCCGTTACAGGGTGGGGGACACAATTGAATACACATACTACCAGTATTGATTTTTGTTTTTGATTTAGTGGTGAAGAGACGGTTCCAGAAATGGAGCCGTTTTTTTTTATATTTTTTTTAAGTCGAAGCTCCTGATGTTCATGATCTGGCTGTAATAGAATTCAAGTAGATCGCGTTTGTATTTGTCCAGATGTTTTTGAGCTTCGCTGTAATCCAGATAAGTATCAACCTGGTTCTCGCCGATCACGTACCAGTCGATGTAACACTTAAGCTCAGGAGAATTCATGTAAGCTTTTTTAATATACTGTACAAAATATCTGGGTTCGAATAGATCCTTCACCTGGAATATCTTTATTACAGATTCCTGGTAGTGTTCATTGTTCTGGAAGATTTCCTTCACAACATTCTGAGCTGTCTTCAGCTCCTTATAAAGTTTTGCTTCTTTGAATTCCACAGAGACAACTGGTTTGCTCTGGTACTTTCTGGTGAAAACTGAGTACGATCTATCTGGGGTGATCACGACAATTAAATATCGTTCACCGTCTGTTATATCAAAAGATCTCTCATTTAAAATCTGGGACTTCACCATCCATGATAAATATAACGTCCCAGATAAAAAAATAAAGGGGCTTTTAAGCCCCGTTAATTATTCTTCTTCTGGTACGGTGAATATCCCGATGTCTGGTACACAAACTTCTTTACCTGCAAGCTCATCTATTGAATACTTGCGACCGTCATCACCCTCGAACATCATATCGTCAGTCCAGTCCTCAACATTGTTCAGGGCCGCGAAGATGATATCACCTTTCATTGAACTTTCTGTTCTACCCCAGTTATCTATAACCTCCGAGTAGTAAATGATTTTTATCGCCATAAGATTAATTTATTTGTCCAATCCTGAATGTCCAAGTCATATCCATTGAATGACCAAAGTAAGCATCGGAATACATATCGCTGTAATGTGTTTCCTGAAACAAGGTCATACCTGATTTATCTTCCCAAGTTTCTTGGTGATGTCTGCTAATCTCAATCCCATGATACTCGGAAGCCAACCTGATTTCCTCATCAATCTTATCGTTCCAAACTTCCTTTGCCTGTTGTTCGGTGTGGAACTCGATAACACTCTCATCAACCCACTCGGAAAAGTCAGCCACATAGTGTGTAACATTTTCAGGAACTTCAACGCTGTCCACACGATAGTAATGATTACACTCGTTAAGCATCGCATCAAGTTCCTCATCGTAACCACAATCGAAACGAACACAATCTTTGGTTTGTCCGAATGAGTACGCCTCATCTTCCTCCAATTCGTTCTTCATACAAATATCCAACAGCGGTTTAACTCTGTTGTTGTAGAATGTTCTTGCTTCCTCCTTTGTAGGAAAGAAATAAACTTCGCTGTCACCTGTCAGGTGTTTGGCGACCATCACAAAATTAAGTAACTTCATATTATTGTTTTTGATTTCGATAACAAAGATAAGTAAATTAAATTTAATGTGCAAAAAAAAAGAGGGAATTTCTTCCCCCTTTCTTTCAAGTGTATTGTGAGTTAGTTAGCGAACTCCTCCGCCAAGTTCCACAGGCCTTTGTTAATCAGGACATTCATACGAATGTTGCTGATAGGGCGTGAAGCACGAGGCTTCTGCCCCTCGCCTTGATGTTGGAAGCCACCCTTGATGAGTTTCTCCTGAACTCGGTTGTAAACTCTCCACAAGTCAGGGCCATTGTCCTCAGGACGAACTGCTTTCAGGATTTCATCAACTGATACATTCTTCATTACTTTCTTGGTGTCCAAAGCGTTTGTCTTTGGGTTGATGTACTCAGGGAAGCGGATAGCGAATGCTCGCATAGCGAACTCGGTTTGTGCCTCCTCACTCATAATCACACCCTCGAAGCGGTTGATTGTATTGAACACAGTTGGTAGGTTCTCAGTGATGTTGTTGATTAATCCCTTAACCTCATCGAATGTTGTACCCATGTGACGAATACGGAACTTGTTGAATGTTTCATCAGCAACCACCAAGCCGTTCGAACAGATGATGCGGAAGATACCCACATGAAAGTTCAATGAGGTTGTGCGGTCGTGAGAATTCACTAACAGGATTTCAGGAACATTCCCCTTAACACCCAGTGAACCGTAGTTGTCATTACGGAAGCGCAACATGTGCTTTGTGGTTTCAGGGTTCTTCTTCGACTTTTGTTGCATAGCCGAGTGAACATCCCAACCCATTCCACCAAGACCGTCAATGATTTCAGCGGTGGTCATGAATTGGTAGTGCTTTGACACACCGTCCTGAGCACCGTCTTCAGGCATACGGAAAGCCGCAGGTGCAAGTTCTTTGATTTTTTCGAGTTCGTACATTTTATTTTGGTTTTTAATTATGATACAAAGATAAGTGGAATAAATTTAATACGCAAACTTTTTTACATTTTTTTTTGATCCGATCCAGAATTCAGGAAAAGAGGGGATTAACCCCTCTTCTGATATCCTATAACAGCGTCAAGAATTTCAACATGGTTGTCGGACACAACAATCTTTCCTCGGTCATTGCTGTCCTCGCCAACCCATTCAATCTCGCCATTGAGTTTGATACCCCATGGCTCAAAGAAATGGGCGATAAGATACTGCAACCATTCGGTGTAGTGGTAAAACTTTTCGTTACCATCCCATGATAGTTCAGTACCATCCTCGTTAAGCACCCATTGCAACCAAAGACCTGGCTGTTTGATTTTATCAGCGTTGAGTTCGGTTTGTAATTTATCACGCAAAACCCAATCGCCTTTGTATTCTCCCCATCCAATCTCGCCACTGGCGCTGTTGTGGTCGATAACACTATCATCGCCATTCTGACCCTTGAAACCATCTGCCCCAACAAAGTATTCCCCTTTGAAACCATAGATATCGTCAGGGTTGTTCTTGTCTTTAGCAAATGGATTGCCATGTTCCCCTTTGTAGAGTTCCATGAGTTTGTTAACATCGCGTTTCATTCTGCGAGTGTCAGCGAGTTTATCCAAGTAGTTCTTCTCTACGATGGTCGCTGGTCGGCTCAAAGACAATGAGCCAAAGAAATCGGTTGAATATCCCATATGTTTTTTGATTTTGTTGGTACAAAGATAAGTGAAATAAATTTAATGTGCAAATTTTATTGCAAAAACTTTTCGAGGTTTGTGTTGTAAATCATTTCCCCCTCAACAAGTTTGGCTTTGATACCATCAACAACAACCTTGAAACGAGCATTACCGATACTCTTCACAACATCTTCAAGTGTCTTTGCACCTTTCCAAGATACTATCTTGTAATTGGTTGAACGAGGGTTACCATAAAGGATTGCTTTCTTTGTTTGGCGTTCAATACTTTTCATAAAGTTCAGGCGTTCACAAAGGAATTCAACTTGGCTGTCAAACCTGAAATCATCAGCAACCCAATCATTCTTACCATTGGGCATTTGCGGGTGCGGTTTGTTGTAATCATCAGCAACAAACTGGGCGAAGTTCTGCTCGGTCAGGAAGTCCTCAAATGATTTCATCATCGCTTTGTGCTTTGCATCGAAACCATAGGTACGAATGTCAGGGCAACCACCCCAACCATCATTGTTCAGGTAACCTACTTTCTTGTTGTCGAAGTAGATGTCGCAGAAGAAACCACCCAAGTCGTGTCCGAAGTTTTCTTTCACATTCTTGATTGACACTCGGTCAGTAATTGATTTTGGTAAAATATTCATTTTGTTTTTGATTTTATGAATGCAAAGATAAATGAAATAAATTTAATATGCAAATTTTTTAAGAAAAAAAAAGCCCCCTGAATTGATCAGGAGGCTCCAACCTAAAAACCCAATTTAATCCTCATCGGTAGTTTCGTTCCAATCACCCCAATCCAAATCATCGTTATCCTCCTCATCATCGTTACCGATAAAGACAATGCAGAACGCAACATACTCACCCTCATCGTTCTTGATACCTGTGACTGCATAAGAGCCATCACCATATCCTGAAGAAGAAACAACACCATTTGGTAGGACACCCCAATTTTCTTCACCAAGTGTTAAATGACAACAAGCACCATACCAAGCATCACCCTCGTTAGTACCCATTCCAAAGTCACCACCGAAGTCGTATTGTGGTAAATCTTTCGCACTATCATCTTTGCGATAGTTGGCGTGGTCGAAGAAACCGAACTGACCACTATCAACACCCGCACTGAAAGGCATTTCGTGTCCACCACCATTCTCAATGGCTTTAACTATACTTGGGTCTTTGATAGCCGCTTCCAAGTTGTAAACCCAAAGACGAGCGATACGCTCACCCCAAGAGCCTTCATCGGAAGTTTCAATACCCGCTTCCCAATTTCCGTTTTTCACATTACTCACGATACCCTGACACCAAGTCGGGATTTCGTAACAAGGGTCGGAACACACCATTGTACCTGAAGTTACTTTGAATACTTTTGACATATTGTTTTGATTTAGGTTACAAATATAAGTGTAATAAATTTAATTTGCAAGTACTTGGGCATATTTTTTTGCAAATTCTTTAAGTTGCTCAGTTTCTTCCGCCGTTAACTCAGGAAGTTCTTCCTCGTTTGCAATTGTGATATCCCAGGAATCAAATCCAATGTTTATATCTTCCGATAAACAACAGGTGAGATTAGCCTCGTAGGTTTCACCGTTCTTGTCAAATTGTACATCAACGGCGATGTAAATTGTCCTACTCATAACCTCAAGGTTGGTTCCAACTAAAAGTTCCATATTATTTTGTTTTGATTGGGACAAAGATAAGTATAATTTTTTTAACTTGCAAATGTGAATCTATCTTTTTTTGGATGAGGGTTTTGGCACACGGCCCTGTTTAGTTGTTGGTTTGCTTACATACTTGAATGTACTCTTCGTGATTTTTACTTTTACTGACTTAGACATATGCTCTGTTATTAATTGATTTTACAAATGTGATAAAAAAAAAGGGAGATTTTAAAAACCTCCCCTTTGTGGAATGATAAGAGGAATATTAATTGTGCATATCAATTTGAACCGCCCACCACTGCTCGGGGTTCTCCAAAGCCTGCGAGGGGTCGTTCGTGTGATTGACGACATCGTAGACATTACTCTCGAAAGAGAAATTATCATACTTTAAGTCACGATAGATACCTGCGTAGTACCCTGACATATCGTACTTGTCCGCACTATCTTTCTTGGCCTCAATCATTTTATTCCAAATGGTTTCAGCCTCCGCCACCATATCTTTCTTCCAATCCTGAATGACGGGAATGCAATCAGTCAACGGGAGACAATCATCCTCAAATCCGTCACTGATATAACTGCTGCGAGAATATGGGTTCTGACCTTTCCCGCCAATGCTTTCCCAAATCTCTTGCAAACCCTGTGCTTGCTCCTCAACCATTTTGGTTGACAAGAATGGGCTATCCTCATTTGGATATGCTTGTTCGAAAAGAACCTTTGCTTTCTCGTAGAAAGTTTTCGATAGGGTGTTCAGGTTACCGCTCCAACGGCCACCGATTACGAACCAATCCCATACATCGCCATCCCCATAGTGGTCAAGAAACTCGTTGGCTTGGCCAATGGCGTCATCGCGGTCATCCGCTTTTACTAATAAGATTACTCCTTTGTGCATATATTTTGTTTTTGATTTATGAATACAAATATAAATGGAAAAAATTTAATGTGCAAATAATTTTTCAAGTGCAATTCTTCCATTCACCATGTTCTCAATCATGCCGCGAGATATCGTAGCTTCCTCACCCAACATCATATCAACATAGTCGTCAAGACAAATCCCTGCGCACCATGTGACGGTAGCTGTTCTAGATGTAACCTTCGTCACCTGATACCAAGCTCGACCGTCAGCGACAGGCCTGTAAAAGTAACGGTAAAGTAAGGGTTCACCTTTGGCTTCCTGAGCTTTGTCAATGTCCTGTAAATGTTTCAGGTTGATTTCAGAATTCTTGATGCACTTGTCGATGTCTGACCAATCATCAATTGGAGCTTGCTGTTTATATTTCATTGCTTTTGATTTTGAATACAAATGTAAATGTAATTTTTTTAACCTGCAAATTTTTTTTTGTCTAATTTGCTTGACATTTATCTATTTTTTGTTTAATATTGTGGACATGAAAAGAATTCTCATGACACTTGCAATTGTCGCTTCAATGTTGACAGTTGTATCTTGCGGATCGGAATCCACCGAGTCAACAACAGCTACGGACTCAACCGCTGTTGTTACCGATACCACAAGCGTAGACACTACGAATGTTTCCACAACCACAGACTCGGTACAATAAAAAATGAGGGGATGTAAAAGTCCCCTCTTTTTTTTATATACAGGGTAAGAATTCAGATGGTTTGAAACCATCCTTGTTCCACTTGAAGTTCTCAACGAGTTCCTTCGATACAGTGTGACTCGCTTCATTCCTTCCATCAAAACGATATTCTTCATTGGCGCAGTTCTCAAGCCATGCCAGACATAGTTTTGTGAATGACTGTTGAAGTGTGCGATGTTCCCTGTTCATTTCCTCAATGAATTCCTTCTCTTTGCTCGAGAAACTGTTCAGGTAATTGGTTACGGTTTCTACCGTTTCTTTTGCTGTGGGCTTTGACATATTTGTTTTGATTTAATGATGCAAATATAAGTATAATTTTTTTAACCTGCAAATTTTATTCAGGAATTGGTGATAAAATTTCACCAGGTAGGATTGGATTGTCGTTCCAGTCCATCCAGACACAGTACTTGTTCCCGTTATATTCATAAAGAAATTCCTGAGACCCGTTTGATTGCATCTCATTCTCTTCGTTAACATCACAGGGCCACCTGTCGATCAGGTTTCCTTCTTCAACAATATGTGCTGTCAGGGCTTTACAGGTCGTCATAATCCTCGATTGAATTGGTTTCACACTCACCTGTTTCCGTATCAACATTAAAGGTGTTCTCAAAGTTCTCACAATCTTTCACCAGTACATTCCAGTTTGGATTGTTCTGAATGTTTGCGATAAACTGCCTCGCGGCGTCTGTTGGGTTCTCCGCTTCGTATGTAAATGAAATCACACACTCGTAAAATTTTGGTTTAGCCATTTCGTTTTGTTTTGAATGCAAATATAAATGAATTAAATTTAATGTGCAAATCTGAAATCAACTTTTTTTGCTGTTGATCCTGGTATAATCAGAAAAGGAGACACTAGGTCTCCTCTTCATCATCAAAACAAAACATCACACAAAGACTCACCTCATAGGTGCGGAATTAATTTGGTACCAAACATGCTCGTAAATCGCGACCATATCATCAGTGTCCAAATCCATGTAATCCCATACCTCACCTGTTTCGGTTTTAACGAATACTCCGCCGTTGTCGTAACCAATGGTTTCAACTTTCATCGTACCTTCTGCTGTCGATATGGCAATGCCTTCGTTCTTGCAGTTGTAAATGGCTGGCGGAATCGCGGGCTTAAGTAAAGCTTCGGTTTGTTGGGCTAGCCTCACCCGAATCTTGCCAACCTCTTCATTGAAATCAGTATAGTTTGTCATTGTGTTATGCAAATATAAGTGAATTTAATTTAACTCGCAAACTTGTCTTCAAGTTTTTTCAACTCATTTTCGAATTCATCCATCATACTATCAGTATCAAACACAGGCTTCCCTGTTTCATCATCCTCATAGTAGTAAACACCAACCTGAATGCTCTCAGGGATTGCATTCTCGTCCTCGTCACGGACAACCTTGCGAACAAGCGGTTCGAGAATGTTTTCGAATTCATCCGTATTCAAAGTGGTCATATCCATTGGGAGTTTATCCTCAACAGCCATTTGAACAAGGGCTTCTTTTATTTTCAGGGCGTAGTTTGAACATACAGCCGCTGTTCTCATTGATTTTTCCATACAGCAAAGATAAGTATAATTTTTTTAATGTGCAAATTTGAATACAAAAAGATTTTAATTGTCGAATTCAGGGTCGTAGGGACATTCATTGTCGTACCAAATTTCCTCGATGTTTTCATTCAGTTCTTCCTGAACCTTCTGAATGAATTTAGGTCTGGCAGAATTCAAAATCTCTTCCTCACTTGCATTCTCATCCACGATGACTCTTGTCATCAGGGATATTGTAACCAGTTTTGCTACCTTACTCATATCGCAACCTCCTCAATCTTGGTTAAGAAATAATCGTAGTAATCGTTGAAGATGTCTTGTGCTTCCTCTGTATAGATTGAGCAACCATTGTCCTCACGATACATTTCATCCTCATCCACGATAAGACCCTTTGAGAACATCTCATCCTTTGTGGCTTCGTTGGCTAACTCACTTGCGAGTTCCAACTTGTTGATTTTAATAATATCTTCCATTGCGTTTTTGATTTGGAGGCAAATGTAAATGAAATAAATTTAATGTGCAAGTATTAAAACATTTTTTCTTTCAACTCATTCGCTTTAGCGTAGTGCTTCTCAATTTGCTTCGCGAAACTAACCAACCTTGCTTTGGTTTTGGCGTATGCAAAGAACTGGCACATCTCACTATCAAACTTAATACCGCTACAATTCACATTGCGTTTAACGGCTTCTTCGAAATCGTATGCACTTTCATATTTATGTCCGATGACCTCGGCTTTGGGAAAGCCCGTTATCGTCCATTCAGCCCCGTCCCAATCACCTTTATAGATTGACAGACCGATACTCGTGTTTATGTCTTTTGTTTTCATGTTGCGAATGTACATACAATATTTTTAACCCGCAAACTTTTTTACATCCATCAACTGATTAATTTGCGAGAGCGATGCTTTAAGAAATAATTGTCTGAATACCTGTTCATCCATACAAACCCCATTGATGATATATTCCATTGTTTCCCCATCCACATCAATAGCTAATAGATGTTCGATAATGTGGTCTGCTGATGATTTTTGATTTAAATCCATTTTAATTGTTTTGTAATACAAATGTACATACAATATTTTTAACCCGCAAACTTTTTTACAAAAAAATTTTTTTTACAGTAAAATTTGCAAGTTAAATTTATCACACTTATATTTGCATCATCAAAAAACAAAGCAATGGACTTATACAAAGCACAAACACTCGCAAACGAACTCATGCAAAAGCATGGTATCAAACAACAAGGTTGGCGTTTCACCTTTGACAACGCAAGACGCAGATTTGGTTGTTGCAAGTACCGAGCAAAGGTAATTACATTATCAAAGTATTTAACACATTTGAACGATGAAAAAGAAGTTAGAAATACAATCCTACACGAGATTGCACACGCCCTCACACCAGGTCATCACCACGATAGAGTATGGAAAGCCAAAGCACAAGAAATTGGTTGCTCAGGCGATAGATGTTATAGTGGTAAGAGTGTTACAACGCCCGAATCACGCTATATTGCAGTTTGTTCGGGTTGTGGTCATACTCATAAGAAACATAGAGCAACACGCAATACATCTTCTTGCGGTTTTTGTTCGGGTGGTCGCTATAACCCTACATACAAATTGGAGTTCAAATTAAACCCAAAGTTTTTGGGTTAAAATTTGCACATTAAATTTATTGCACTTATATTTGTATCATAATCAAAAACATATAATACCTATGAAAAAAAATGAAGTTATTAAGTTAGTGAACGAGTCCGCAGGTTCATTGTTCACAAAGGAAGATGTCATCAATCTTATTAACAAGGTTGAGGGTGAAAGTTCGGTAGACCTTAACGAGTTACGCGAAAGAGTTATCGCGATCGTTGAGGAAGCGGATCCAAGTGATATTGAAATCAGTGGATACCGCACTACATTCCGAATTACCAACGGAAACGAGATTGAGATTGATGATGCCGATTTTGATGCATCACATTATGTGAATGCAATCACACACGACATCGGAGAGTTGTTCAGCAACATTGAAACAAAAGAAGAAGAAGTGGTTGAGTAATAAAACATTGAAAAGAAAGGGGAAGAAATTCCCCTTTTTTTTATCTTAAAATTTGCACATTAAATTTATTGTACTTATCTTTGCATCAACAAAAACAAAACAAGATATGATAAAAAATCTTTTCACCAAGGAGTCGCTTTCGGTTAGCGTGAACCGATTGAATGAAAACAAAATCCGTTTATGTATCAGTTCGGACTATTCGGGTTCATCACGCAAGTCGCAGTTGTATGTGAACGAGAAACGAATTGCTGAGGAAGTTGAAAACTTTTGGAAGTCAATCAAGACCAAAAAGTTGTTGTCAATGTCAGTATCATTCAGCGAAATTGATTGGTACGATGATATGACCGACATTTACGAAACACCGATTGTTCGTATTGAGAGAGGTTTGAAGAAAGCAAAGGTATCACACCAAGAACACGGCTCAATACCAAAAGATTGGAGTGCTGATTTGTATTGCACATTCGCTGATACAACAACCAACACACCGATACTTGAAGTGGTTAAGAGTGCTTTGGGTTCATTCTTTGATAGCGAGGCGGAAAAGAAGTTCATTAAAGACCTTAAACCTTTCTTGCAGAAGAAGAAAACAAATGCGGGTTGGGAAGTTGAATACGCTTATTAATCCGTAACGATTGAATACAAAGGGGATAAGAAATTATCCCTTTTTTTTGTAAAAAAATTTGCACATTAAATTTATTACACTTATCTTTGTACTATGAAACAAACAATGAGAGAAAAACTAATAGACGCCATTGTGGATATGGCGGGGGATGAAATCGAAACACCGCAAGATATGGTTAAGTATGCGAAGATGTCCGATGAACAATTGGTTGATGAGGTTATCAACATTGCGGAGTATTATCGCAGAGAGAGTAACGAAAGCACCGATTTTGAAATACCCGAAAGGTTAATTGCTTGTAAAACTATTTTGTTTGAAATGAACAATGATTTGAAAGATTACAAAAACCAAAAGGGTATCGGAACGATGAGTGATGTTGAGTGGGGTGATTTGTTTATTGAAAGGATTACCGCTTCATTGATGTCTTACGAAAATTTGTGGAAGTAATATGGCAAAAGCATTTAAACCTTCGGTGAGTTATAGAAACCAACAAGGAAAAGATGTTTCTTTGAGGGTGAATACATACGCAGAAGTTAAGAAGCGTATGAATGCATTTATGAACGATAGTTTTGATGAATACATTTGCGTTTACCGACACAGGAGAGGTGAATGGGGCGAATGGTTTGAACACTGGATTAAACAGGGTAAAAAAAATGTAATAATAAAACAAGGGTGGCAATGATGAACATTTGGATAGACAATAACACAGGGATTACCTATAAAGGTGATGAAGCAATGGTAGAGTTTTTGCGTTCCCAAGGTGATGAGAACTATAATAGTGTTAGTGATGAGTATCTTATAAATGAAGCACACTCACAAGGTTGGATAAAATTATTGAATTAAAATTTGCACATTAAAAAAATTACACTTACCTTTGTATTCATAAATCAAAACAGATATGGGACAGTATTACAAACCTTGTATTCTCGCTGAAAAGACGGGCGATGATGAAAAAGAAACGGTCTTAGGGTGGATGTATTCACACAAGTACAACAACGGGCTCAAACTTATGGAGCACTCGTGGATGCGTAACGATTTTGTGAACACTTTTGAAAAGTTGTTATCACCGAGAGGAAAGTTTAACAAAGCCCGTGTAGTTTGGGCTGGTGATTATGCAGACGGGGAAAAAGGTTTAACTCACCAAGACGAAGAGGGGAAAGTTAGAGAGGTTAATCTTTACGACCTTTGCGATGATGATAACGAGCTCGCACCTACCCGTGTTAATCGTTCAAGGTATCAGTACATTATCAACCATACCAAAAAGCAGTATGTTGATAAAACAAAAGTACCCGTTAGCGATTATTGGGAAGATAAGAACGGGAAAAAGTGGCCGTTCACAATTCACCCTTTACCTTTGCTAACTTGCGAGGGCAACGGGCGAGGCGGTGGAGATTTTAGAGGGGATGAAAGAGGGCAGGTTGGAGTTTGGGCTCGTCATTCAATTTCGGTTGGAAATAGAATACCGAAAGGATATACAGAGTTCATTTTTGACCTTACAGAATAATATATTGTTGCGTTTTTTGATTACAACAATAGGGGGCGGTGGAAACATTGCCCCTTTCTTTTTATGGATCCACCAGGTTTGAAAAGTTTTTTAAATTTTTTTGTGATAAAATTTGCGAGTTAAAAAAATTACACTCATATTTGCACCAATCAAAAACAAAAAATAATTCTTTATGAAAAAAACAGAGAAAATCGGGCGTAAAAATTCAAGGAATTTTGCGTTCAAAACCTTACTCAAAGAAACGATTGAGTATGATGTGAATGGTAATGTAATTTGTTACCCTGCGATTGTTGAAACAACTAATTATGAGTTGTTAAAACTATTAAAGTTTAACCGAAAAGTATCACCTTCTCATGTCCAAAAAATGGCTTCAAGCGTTACACAATTAGGTGCAGTTCTTCGTGATGTGGTTGTTGTTAAAATCGGTATGTCTTACAATGTGGCTGATGGACAACATTTAACCACCGCCTTAAAGGGTGTTGAATTACCTATTCGTTGCAAACTTATTGAGGTGAAAGACGAAAAGGAAGCGTTGATTGTTGTAACGAAATTAAATAGCAGTTCTCGTAATTGGGGTATATCCGACTTTATTTGTGGTTGGTCGGATTTCAACAAAGATGTAAAAGTTATTAGTCAATTAACGGAGGATTTCTCTCTCACCCACACAACGATTGCCGCTTTGCTCACAAATTCAACCACCGCTTTGGCAAAGAAGCAAATCATAAACGGGAGTTTCAAAGTTGTTGATATGCAAGAAGCAATTAAGCGTATCAATGCGATTGATTTCTTCTACAATGCAACGGGGTTTGTTCGCAGTCAATATGCGACAACGGGGTTGATTAACTTTATGGGTAACTTGGGAGTTGAGAAATACTACAAGAGCCAAAACAAGTTTATTGAATGTATTAAAAGGGGTATGAAGAAACGCGACTTTAACGGAAAAACCTATGGTCGCAAAGAAGATTACCTTGAATTTTTCAACGCTTGTTGGAATAACTAAAAGTATGAACAAGATAAGGGGGCGAAAGTCCCCTTTTTCTTTTTAACTTGATTGCCAGAGAAAAGAAAAGTATTTCAAATTATTTTTTGTGAATACTTGCAAGTTAAATTTATTACACTTACATTTGCACTATCAAAAACGAAACAATATGAAATTAGTAATCAACAATGTAGAGTTCCCCTTTGACTTGGGGTGTCGTGTTCTAAAACTGAAACACAAAGAGGATTGTCCAATGGAACAACTTGAAGATTTTTGGAACGATATTGTTCCCTTGTCTTTCAATGAGATTGCACGATTAAACAACCTTGAACAAAGGCGAATTGGTGTTTTACATTTGGGTTTGGACAAAATTGTCGCTGATGTAAACCCAAAATTGTTATCCAAAAAAACACTCAAAAAATCAACCACTTGGGTTGATACCAATGGTAAATTGGTTGAACACAAGTTTAACGATACTTATGAATTGTACGAGGTTGAGGGTAGTTATTTTAACGAGGGGTTGAATGGTAGGGGTATGGAAAGTTGTCATTATGTCCGTTGCAAAGATACAAGCACCGATAGAGAATATCTTATTTGGGTTGATTTGCAGTCCGTATATCGCACAAACGATTTGGGGGATATGTGGAAGTTTGACAAAAAGAAAGTAAACGCTATACAATGTATTGCGTGGACTATCCAAACCGATATTCCAATGGGTAAGATTGAGAAGATTATCCGACAAGGGGATTGTATTATGATTAAACCAAAGGGTAAATACCAATCTTTGGGTAGTGCAAGACACTTGACCGAGAAAGAGTACAAAACATTACTTGTTGCAGAAAGTTAAAAAAATACTTGCACATTAAAAAAATTATACTTATCTTTGTACCAATCAAAAACATAAATGATATGAAAAAGAGTTTAACAAAGCACACTTTGTTGGTGGGCGAGGGAACAAACCAACACACACTCTATGGCAATTTCGCTATGGACTTGCAAGAGAAAACCGATTTCCCCGAAGTCCTTGTCAAAGAGGATAGTGAACTGAAACACGAAAAACCGAATGGTGCGTGGAGTAACGAACACAAAACCTTGTTAGTGGACAAAGGGGATTGGAAAATGGGTAAACAAGTTGAGTACAACCCATTCAGCCAACAAGTTACACGAATTTGGGATTGAGGATTTTGTTTGTTTATTTGATAAAGAAAAGAGGGTGGAAAGAAATTTCCCCCTTTTTTTGTGTTAAAATTTGCGAGTTAAATTTATTACACTTACATTTGCAATATCAAAAAACAAAACAATATGGCTAATCCGTTAATTCATTCAAAGTCCAGCGTTAAGCGTTGGGGTGGTAAAGTGGAAGATTACTTGGCTATCCACGAACTTATTGATAGTCCGAAAGCGACTATGAACAACAATTCAGCAAGGGTATTAACACACAATACTTGGTTTGCTTACACAATCATTCCAAAGGTGTTTGGTTACAATATAACCAATTCAAGTGGTAGAAGTGTAGACACGATTGATATTGCTATGTTGCATATCTTGGAAGATTTCCGTATGAAGTTTGTGCCGACTGCACAGGACTATCTTAAACACTTTGATTTGCCCGATTGGATACACAATGGGGTTAAGTTGGTGGACAACCCCGAAAGTATTGAAACTGCAAATGTTTTCTTGGATAAATTAAGAAAAGAGAACGAAGAACTTGCAAGTTAAATTTATTTCATTTATCTTTGTACCAATCAAAAACAAAAACGATATGCAAGAAATTATTGAAAAATGGAAAGCCCAAAAAATCGCTTTCGCTGAATTTCATTTCAGTTGTGGTGGCGATAGTATGAATGACACAAACCTTTTGTTCCACGATAAAAAGGGCGAGATTGTGAATGATGAAAGTGGTTTAACTGACTACTTTGACAATGAGGTTTACAACCAAGTTCAGTTTTATGAAGCGTCTGACGGACACTATATGGGCGAAAGTGGTATTGTCCGTATTGAATTGAGTGATGAAGAAGATGATTTCACTTACTCAAAATCGGCTCAATCGGAGTGGTGCGAAAGGTATAGTGGTAATGTACTTTGTGAGGTTACAAAGGAACAAGCCGACTTTCTAACTGAATACATTGGTGGTATGTCGCACACTAATTGGAACGGAAAGAATACTGACTACAAAAAGGATTTCATTCTTACCGAAGAAAACGAACAAATGATTGAGCAGTTGCACGAAAGTTTCCAAGATTGTGCAAACGATTGGACACCCGAACACAAGGGCGAAATTACTGATGATAGCGTAAACTACAATACGGCAGAAGATGAGGGCGAGAATGGTTTAGAGGTTGTTGAACAAGAGGGCAAGTTGTATGTGAAGTTGTATGTTGATTGTGAGGTTTACGAGTATAGTGATAGTGATGATTAAACCATAAAACTGTGGGTAAAAAAAGGGGGCGAAAGTCCCCTTTTTATTTGCATATTAAATTTAATTCACTTATCTTTGAACTATCAAAAACAAAACGAGTATGAGCAAACCGAAATTTTATCAAGCAGTCCTTCAAGAAGTGAATGGAAATGTACTTGACCTGGTGTACCCACATTTGAAAGGAAAGGGACAAATGACAATGACCGAGAGAATGGGGAGTGAGAATGCAGAATGTGAACAATGTGGCGAGAATGAATGGTGGTTGTTTCCCAAAGAAAGTGTTATTGTTGCACAAGGTGGAAAACCTTATATTGAATGCTTAAATTGTGGGCATGTTACTCACTTGTAAATTTGCACATTAAATTTAATTCACTTATCTTTGTATTATGAAATTGAAAAGGACAGCACACGATTACTTTTATTACTTTGTTGTGATATTTGGAGTGTTGGTAATAACACTACATTTTATTGCCCTTATCTTTCGTATATTAACTAAACTATAACGCTATGAGTATGTATTCAAACTATGACTATTGGTTGCGAAATTTGAGTTCAAATAACTTTCACCAAGAAGAAGCAAACTTAATGTGGGTTATTGAATACAAGGGTGCGAAGAAAGAAGCGATTGAATGTGCAAAGAACAAGTTGAATACTCTCATAAAAATCAAAGAAGAACGCCAAGCGTATGAACAACATATACAAAAAGGAAAACACCTATTTGGTGTTTGAAAGAGGAACAGACCAACCCTTGCGTTGGAAGTCCGATAACAAATTGTTTTTTGCGGGAAGCGTTGATGACGCACTTGAGGGTTTACCTCATGGTGAGTTTGTCGCGATCCAAGTTAGCCAGTGTTCAAAGGAAATACAAACCGAGTATGAACAACTGATTGACGAGAAAATAAAAAGTGGTGAAATCGAAGTTTAACTTGCGAGTTAAATTTATTGCACTTATATTTGCATCATCAAAAACAAACCTATGAACAAAGATAAATCATACCGACACAATCTTCGCATTGAATTGCAACGAAAGGAAATCATTGAGGATATTAAGACCGAAATGATATGCAACAACGCACAAGAGATAAACCTGCATGGTGGTATTATCTTTAACTACATTGATGACCAAATGAACGAGGTTATTGGTGGGGTTACACTTGATGAACGAGTGTTTATTGATAGTGGACACGATATGGACACCATTTCTTTGCAAGACCTTTCAACCGACCAACTTATTTGTTTGTTGAAGATGATTGAGGAAAAGGAATTTGAGGTTACGGAATTGCTTGAAGAATAATTTTAATTTTTTTGCAGTAAAATTTGCAAGTTAAATTTATTGCACTTATATTTGCATCATCAAAAAACGATACAATATGAACAAAGAACAAATCATCTTCAATGCGATTAACGATGGCGGAAGTGCCACCTTCGCAACAATCATTGCCAATGTTGAACAAGACATGGTAAAAACAGGTAATCCTTTGCGTAAGGCGAATGTTACCAAACTTGTAAACTACAAGTTTTTGCTTAATGCTGTGTACCAAAATGCAGTAAACAATCAGCGTGTTCGTGAGGGCAAAGAAGCCGATTTTCAAGCCAAAAGTAATTGGCACGAGAAAGTTTACGATAGCAAGAATGGTGCAATCGTAAGAAGCAAGAAAGCACAAGACAAAATGTATTTGTCGGGCATTGTTGAAAGTGCAGAAGTGTTGCAATACTTTGTTGATGGCAAAGAAGCCACCGCAGAAGAAGTGGAAATCATCAAGAACTTTAAGCGAGTTTCAAGTGCCGCAAATCAAGGTGTTGCAGATGAAGTAATCTTCCGCACAATCAAGATTGAGGGCATTAAGGAAGTGAGAGCCAACAAGAATGTAATCGCTTTCAAGTAAGCGAGAAAGCCGAAACAAGAAAAGGGGAGCAATCCCCTTTTTTTTTATTTAACATAATACGAGAGTAAAGGGCAGGTTCCCTTAGAACACCCCAGCCACCTTTTGAGTGCCCGCCCTTCCTTAATTGGACAATACAAAGGTAAATGTATTTTTTTTAATGTGCAAACTTTAATGTAAGTTTTTTTTATCTTTTTTTTGTGATAAAGTTTGCAAGTTAAATTTATTTTGTTTATCTTTGTATCAACAAAACAAACAAACAATATGTTATTAATCGGATTAAAAACAGACTACACCTGCGTTGGAGTTTATGACACCGACTATTCAAGCGTTCGCCACCAACAAACAGATATTATCGCAGGTAGTCCAAGCGACACAAAGGAAACCCTTTCCGAACTTTACCACGAAATGGTTAAAAAAGCCGAAAGAAGTCAAAATAAGTTAAGTAAGATTGAAAATGAATTGGAGTATTCTAATATGACTGAAGCGGAGTATCTTCGTAAAACAACTAAACTATTGGCTGATATTAAGATTTTAAAGTATGACCGAGTGTTGATTGTTGATGGTATTATTTTGAAATAAAATTTGCAAGTTAAAAAAACTACACTTATCTTTGTATCAAGAAATCAAACGATATGCACAAAGCGACATTGAACTATTGGAACCCAAGAAACGAAACGGTTGTAACCGAAACGGGTTTTTGTTACCTTGATAAGACATCGGTTATCACCAGTACAAAGGAAATTGCGGACATAACCGAGATAGGTTTGTTTGAACAATTCTATAAACTGAATAATCGTTTAAGATATTGCAACGGGAGTTATTACAAGTTTCAAGACAACGAGTGGGAACAAAAGTACCAAGCGTGGTTAAAGTCCGATGACTATAAAAAGAAATCGTTTGACCTTTACTACGGGAACGGAGTTGTTGATTAATTTGCACATTAAATTTATTTCGTTTATCTTTGTGATATGGAAAACGAAATCGATCAATTAAAGCACCGCCTTGCAATGGTTAAAGATGACTTGGATGTTATCCGAAAGTTTATCTATGAGAACGGGTTGGCAAAACAATTTGAGCAACCAACGGGAATGGCTGACGAGTGTTGGACACACTTAAACAACATTGAAATTGCTTGCGACCTTTCAACCGATGAACCATTAAGTTGGAAACCATTTGCGAGTTAAATTTATTATACTTATATTTGCATTATGTTTCAAGTACAATCAAATCAATACATACCCCGTAAGGGTAAAAGCACACCGAGTGGTATGCCTATGTGTGCGACATACTATTATGTTACCAACGAACGAGGGCAAGTGGTAAGCCACAAAACCTTAAAACCTTATAGAGGTAAGGACTTGGCTAACTATTGGTTTCACGATAAACAAAGTGCTGAAAACTTTGCAAATAAATTGAATGAAAATTTGCAGGTTAAATAAATTACATTTATCTTTGTATCAACAAAACGAAACGATATGAAAGCATTTAAGATTAACACCGCTGACCGCAAAATCGAAGAAATTGAAATCAACGATTGGAAAGACATTGCACCTGCTATTGGTAATGGTTGCGAAACCTTCGCTTGTCCTGTAACATTCGAGAACAACGACACAATCTACACCGATGATGAGGGGTTGTATCATCCGTTTGATGGTGGGTTTATGATGGCGGACTGGCAATACCCTATTGTAGGAAACGCTATCTTACAAGGTACTGATGATGATGGCGAAAGCACCGAGCCAATCACAACAAAAGAAGAATTGGAAGCAATGGTTATTTGGGTGGACAAAGCCACTTGCGACCGATGGGCTGCACAATTTAACTAAAAAACTTGCGAGTTAAATTTATTACACATATCTTTGTATCAACAAAAACAAACAAATATGTTAAAAGTAACCGACTTCGCAAAAGATTACCACGATGACCGAGAAAGGGCATTCAAAGTGTTGAGCAGTTGTAACAACTTTTTGCAACTGAAAACCGCAAGAAATTACTTTGAGGCGGTAAAACAAAAATGGGGTTATGCCCAAAGTATCAATCCAACAATTAAACTTATGGTTGATACCGATGAAGAGAAGTTTATCAAAAAACTTCAAAGTATGGAAGTATCATTGATTTGTTAAATTGCTTGTTTGTTTATTTGATGATTGGGTGGGGGAAATCCCCACCCTTTTTTGTTTATAACAATGTGGATAACTTAGATCCCTGAAATTTGCAAGTTAAATTTATTTCATTTATCTTTGTATCAACAAAAACAAACAAAATGGCAATCAAGCAAACGGACATTCGTTTAATGGAGCTAAAGAGTAAGTTGGTTAAGTTTAATGACCGAGCAACAGAAATTTTGGGTGAGAAAACAACATTGATGTTTAAGTTGGAGAACGGGCACATACACCCTATTCTTTGTCTTATGAAAGTACACGCACTGGACTTTGAGATGTGTCTTATCAACGAAGAAGTTAATGAACTTAAAACGGAGTTTGAAACAATACAAATGGTTAGCGAACTTAACATTGATTTTTCAACCGAAGATTTTTGAGGTAAAATTTGCAAGTTAAATTTATTTCATTTATCTTTGTATCATAATCAAAAATAAACAAGATGAAAAAAGTATTCTTTATCGCAGTTGTGTTGTTCGGAGTAACAACCGCAAAAGCACAAACAACCAACAAGGTTGATGTTGTTGACACCCTTGAAACTTGCTCAAAGTTAGCACAAAACAAACTTACTTTGCCAACAAACATTTCCGAAGAAATGACAATTTCAAGGAACGCAAGTAACGGAACATTAGTTGCTACATTCACAAAGCATTTGGCAGAAAGTGATATTGAGTTGGTTAAAAACTACATAAACTATTATTATGAAAGGTGGCAACCAAAGGGTAGTAAATATAATAGTTCAGCACCCGATATTGACAACAAAAAAAATAAGTGTGTCATAACATTCTATAAACTTTAATTCTTTCCGATTGAAAAAAGGGGTGGAGAAATCCGCCCTTTTTTTTTGTGTTAAAATTTGCAAGTTAAATTTATTTCATTTATATTTGTATCAACAAAAACAAACAAGCAAATGGAAACTTTAATCAAAGAAACAAAAAGAATTTTAGCGGGTTGGGATATGCCCGAAGTTGAAGATGAAATGGAAGCACAAATCTATTGGGAAGATTTTGTGTACGAAGTAAAAACAATGATGAAGAAAATGCGTACAAAGAAATTCTTTTGTTACGGACTTTCTTTGACTTGGAGAAATGTTGCAGGGTACACCGAATTTGAAACGGATAGTGCAGAAACTTTAATCCGTAAACTTGCACCGAACACTGGGGAGTTTACAATGTTGTTTCACCCGACCGACAACAAGGGTATCATTGAAGTTGTTATTTCTCACCACGATAAACCAATGGGGGAAACAATGTACCTTATGTCGCAGTCAATGGAAAAGAAACAAGGTATCAAAGAAACATATTTTGACCGCTAATTGTGGATAAGAAAGGGGAAGAAATTCCCCTTTTTATTTGCACATTAAATTTATTTCATTTATTTTTGTTATATCAAAAACAAAACAAATGGAAAATTTTAATCAAGTATGTGTTTGGCACGGAACAATTGTTGGAAAGAGTTGTGCCAAAGATTTTGAAAATTGGCTCAAAGAAGAGTTTAATGTTCGCGGAGTTTATTGCGAAGAAGTTTTAACTTTGCCAACACCTGGCGAAGAGGGAACAGGTGGAAGAAACGATTTGTTCTTTCGTGTCCACGATGAAGATGTTATGAAGTTCGCAGTACCACGATTGCAGATTGGTATTCGTTGGTGGGAAGATGTTTTGAACAACGGAAACGAAGTTTTATATCCGCAAGAAACATTGGACAAATATCCAAAAACTTGGTAAAAATGTGTTGAAAACTTGTGAGTTAAATTTATTATATATACCTTTGCACTCACAAAATTAGGAAAAAGAAAAAATGGAAAACACAAAAACTTGGTACGAGGTATTTCGCACAAATGATGATGAAAGCACCGAAACCATATTCGCTGATGAAAACTTGGAAACTTGCGTAAAGGTTTACCGAAAGGAAAAGATTACCGACAAGACAATCAAAATTGACAAATGGTTGTCCGCACCTTTCTTGGAATTTCCAATCCCTTACCAATCAATACTGAATTAACAATGGAACATTCGGTATTGATTGTTGAGGAGATACGGCTCAAAGAACGATATAAAACTTTGTCCGAGTTGTGGGAACCTAATAGCAAACATAGAACCCACACAAAGATTTCAAAAGAAATGGATAAAGTTTTGGATCGATTAAAAGAAATTAAAAAAATACTTGCGAGTTAAATTTATTACACTTATCTTTGCTGTATCAAAAAACAAAACGATATGAACAATCCATTTCCAAAAGCACCTTCGGGTAGCTACAAACAAATCCTTATTGAGGGTTTAAGAAACATTGGTGAGAACAAGGTAGCTGATGAATTCGCCAACGGCAGTATGAAACTTGCAATCGTTTCAAGTATCACGGGAAGCGTTAAGTTATTCCCCGAACTGAACGAGGTTTGCGAGAGGGCATTGAATGCAGTTGATGTGAATGACAATGTTCGTTATTACTTTTGGGGTATTGCGAACGGACAATTTGCAATCGCTTCAAGCAATGTTGATTTCATCTATAACAAAGATGATAAAGAAGCGGAAGCGTATGCAAAGATGAGAGCTAATTTGAGCGACAAAGAGGTTATACAACCTTACTTTTCATAGAACTTGATTTGTTTTCATATTTGAAAAAGGTGGGCGGAGAAATCTGCCCCTTTTTTTTGTATTAAAATTTGCAAGTTAAATTTATTTCACTTATCTTTGAACTATGAAATCAAACAAGCAATACGATGTGTTAAGTCCCGATGGGTTTAGCATTCATTTCAGCGACACTTACAATAGTGTTGAGGAAGCAAAGAACGCCTTAACTGAATGGAAGAAGCGTTACGAGTTTCAAGGTTACTATTCATCAACGAACTATGGTAGAATTCCGTTAGACGAGTTGGAAAACTATTGTGAAATCATTGAGGTTGAATTATGCGAATAAACAAGTTTAGAATTCGGAAAGCGTGGGAATGCTATCTGAATGGAAGGAAACAAAAACGAAGCATTTACTGGTCAATCCGTTTGGCCCTATGGTGGTTTAACTCTGGGTATAACTTTGTTGGGGATAAAAAAATTGAAACAAAGTTTGCAAGTTAAATTTATTTAACTTATCTTTAAACTATGAAAAGATTAACAGCAAGACAAAGAATGGTTTGTTTGGGGCAATTAATTCTTTTTTCACCACTTATTCTTTATAGCATTTGGGTGATTTGTAAACAACGATATAACTAAAATATGGCGAAAGCAAGGTAGAAAGAACGTAATAGTTAAACAAGGTTGGCGATGAGTACAATATAAGAAAAACTTTTAAGTTATGAAAAGACAGGAAATCATAGACAAGTTGGTAGATAACGACATCAACACAATCATATCGGAACACGAACGAGGTGACAATAGTTATGTTGCCAGTATATTTGAATACGGGATGAAAGGGTATGCGAATTTCACCGATAAAGAATTGGTTACTGAATACAAGGAAATTTTTGATGAGGTTATTGAAATTGAATACGACCTTTATTGCGAAAATTGTGGTTGGATTGGTGGTAAGGATGAGTTGAAATCGGTAATGGTTGACAACGAACATAATCCACAAGACCATACTTTGTATGAGGAAAAAGTTTGTCCTGAATGTGGTAAAGATAATTTTGCAGAATAAAATTTGCACATTAAATTTATTTCATTTATCTTTGTGTTATGAAAAACGAAACACAAGATTGGAAACAAGGTTTGTCAGAAAGACACATTGCTCAAATCATTCGTAGGAATATGATAACAAGGAGCAAACCTTCGGGTAAAACATATAACCGAAAAAAACTTAAACAAAAGTTTGCAAGTTAAATTTATTTCGTTTATCTTTGAACTATCAAAACAAAAAAATATGAAAAAAGTTAAAGTTATCCCATTCGTGCTTTCAATCCTTGGTTTGATAACCATTGGAGTAAGCGTTGGACTTGCCCTGCAATCAAAGGGTTACATCAAGAACGAAGAGTTTGCATTCTTCTTCGGAACAGGTTTATTGTTTCTATTCATTTTATTCCTTTCTTTGAATGCGAATAAAAATGATTTCACTTGGTAAAAAATTTGCACATTAAATTTATTTCGTTTATCTTTGTATTAAATAACAAGTAGAAACAATCCCGCCCCAGTTTCTTGTTTCGTGCACGGGAAGGATTTATAAGGTGGGTGAGAACGGATGACGTTTGTCTTTTGTAATCCGTCAATAAACAGAAAAAGGCAAAATGCATTTAATTGGGGAAAGAAATTTCCCCTTTTTTTGAATTAAAATTTGCAAGTTAAATTTATTTCACTTATCTTTGTATCAACAAAAACAAACAAACAATGAAAGATATTAAAGAAATGTTCATCACGCTGAATGATTTTCGCAAGGAAGATCCGAAAGAGTTTTATGGTTCAGTCGCCTTTATGATTTTTATGTCTGCGTTTCTTTACGCATCACTTTGGTTCGCGGCAATCATTGAGGGGAGAGTTTAATTTGCATATTAAAAATAAAATGTTTATATTTGTAGTATGAAACAAATACTTTTAACACTCATTTGCTTAACTACCTTTGTTGGAGTTAAAGCGAGTACAAACCCGAAAGAGCCCAAACTTGTTTTGGAGGTTCACTACACAAACGAAACGGATATAGCCAAACTAAACGCTTTGCAGTCCGACCCCGAATTTTGTTGTGTCTTTGATATTAAAGTGGCGAAAACCACAAAGGAAAGTTACACCGAGATAAGACACAAAGAAACAAATGTTTTGCTGGGAACATTCTATGGTGCAACACCTTCGGTTGATTTTGTTATGGAGATATACAACAAACAACTTACACCCGAATATGTTGAGTACATTGTACCACGAATATTGTTGCTTGAAAAGACAATGCAAGTAACGAAAGATTAAGTTTGATTTGATACGAAAATTGGAAGAAAGAAATTTCTTCCTTTTTTTTTGCAAAAAATTTGCACATTAAATTTAATCTATATACTTTTACATCATAATCAAAAACAAACCCTATGAAAAAGTTATTTATTTTATTGTTGGTTTCAGTTATGGCAACGGGAACAAGTTTTGCAAACGATGGTATCAAGTTAAAGAAACATAAAAAACGCACAAAGTATGTTCAGTGCGATGCGTACAAAACACACTATGCACCGATTAAACCTGAAAGACACAAGCACCACACTTGCGATGCTTATAACTAAAAAAAGAAAGGGGAAGAAATTCCCCTTTTTATTTGCAAGTTAAATTTATTTCATTTATCTTTGCATCAACAAATCAAACAAACAATGGCAAAAGTAAATTTAGACAAACACATTTGGGAGGGTTGGACAGTTCGCGACTTCATCAACGACTTGGAGCCAACATTCAATCAAATTCAATCAAACGCTTCAAGTTGGGGTAACAAAGGTTTCACAACAAAAGAAGAGGTTAAAAAGTGGTGCATGGAAAATCAGCCGTACTACAAAAAACACATTCCCGATGTTGTAAACTATTTCGCGGAAAAGATAAAATAAATTTGTTGTTCATAATGTTTGAAAAGGGGGTAAAGAAATTTACCCTTTTTTTATGTTAAAATTTGCAAGTTAAATTTATTTCGTTTATCTTTGAACTATCAAAACAAACAAACAATGTTAAAAATAATCGTAGCCAAATTCAGTAGCAAATGTGCCGCAAGTGGTAAAAGACTACAAAAGGGGGACACAATTGTTTATGATGTAAATCGTAAATTAGCGTACCACCCAAGTTATTCCCCAAGTGAAACAATAACGGATGAATCTCGTTATGTTCAAGCCCAAGAAGAAGCCTATTTTGATAGGTTTTGTCAAACAAATAACATATAAAAAACTATGGGACTATTAATAGCTTTAATTCTTGTTGCTATCGGTTCGTTTGTCAGCAACAAGTTAGATTAACCGAACAAAAAAGGGGGACAAAAAAGTCCCCTTTTTTTATGTTAAAATTTGCAAATGAAATAAATTTAACATATCTTTGTGTTATCAAATCAAACAAAACAAATGAAAAAGTTAATTTTCTCAATCGCACTCGGAGTTTCTTCAATGGTTGCAAACGGACAAATGTTGGTAGGAACAAACACAAAGTTAAACGATATAACCCTGGGGGTTGACGCAAACAATTGGGGTTACTATGGTTCAGTTTCTTATGGTTGTATTAAACAAGGGGAACAAGCACCTTTGTTTCAATATGATTATGTTGCACCCGAACAACACCCACAATACAACAATTACGAGGTTAGAAACATATCAACAAAAGAAACAAACACAAAGTTGTTGGTTGGTAAAGTGTTGAACAATGATAACGCAGTTCGGGTTGGGGTTCACGCAGGGTTAAACTTTAATCAAAGAGAAACATACACAAACTACACAAAAACAAGTGTCGGGGAGTTCAGCGTTTTAAGTTGTCGCAAAAACATAAACACTTTGGTTGGGGGTTTGTATCTTAACTATTATGTTGGTTGGGTTAGGGTTGATATAAACACACAAAAACAAGTTAGTGCAAACTTCGGGGTTTTTATTCCCTTTGTTAAATCAAAAGGTTGTTCATATTAAAAGAATAGGGTTGTGGATCAAAAGAGAGGGAACAAAAAAAGTTCCCTTTTTTTTATGTTAAAACTTGCAAATGAAATAAATTTAACTTATCTTTGTATCAACAAATCAAAATAAACAATGAGTATTCTATTCGTCTTAACGCTTTTTTGCGGTGCTTTGTTAATCATGGCTGTGCTAATGTAAACAAAAGTGCTAATGCAAACAAAGGGGAAGAAATTCCCCTTTTTTTATGTTAAAACTTGCAAATGAAATAAATTTAACTTATCTTTATATCAACAAAACAAACAAACCTATGAAAGATTTCTTTATTATCGGATTGCCCATATTTTTTCTTACCATTTGGCTATCAATAGTTATAGTTCGTAAACTTAACAATTGGTTTTGGGGTAATCCAAAAGAAGACAAATATAAAATTTCGGGAAGAAATTTTTAAGGTAAACAAGAAACAAAGAAAGGGGAAGAAATTCCCCTTTTTTTTATGTTAAAATTTGCAAGTTAAATTTATTTCGTTTATCTTTGAACTATCAAAACAAACAAACAATGACAACAACATCACTTTTTCAAATCGTAGTATGCCTTCGCGGCTTAGAGTTCGAGAAAAAAACAGGAATGAAAATGAGCCGAATTTCAGCGAGGGATTGTGCCAAACGAATTTTGGGTTACAAAACAAATCAAAGACCGACCTATGAGGTTTTAATCGCTCAAATGACCGAGTTAAAAACAAAGGCGGAACAAATCGCCCAAACGGAAGACCCAGCGGTTTTGGTTTGGTAAGGTAAACAAGAAACAAAGAAAGGGGCAAATCGCCCCTTTTTTTATGCTCAGATTAAACGAAAGGAACAAAGGTATATGTTCGTATGGTTTAGTTGTTAGAGTGTCTTAAAACGGCTTAAAATGAGTCAAAAAAAAAACAAAGAAATTTGTGTTAAAGTTTGCAAGTTAAATTTATTTCATTTACCTTTGTATTGTTGTTAAAGACAACGGGCGGGCTGAACAAGTCGGGAGAGTATACTCCAACCTACACGATACTTTTTGTGTTTAATGTTTTGCCCGAAAAGTTAAACAAAAAAAAAGATAAAAAAATTTGCGTTAAAATTTGCGGGTTAAAAAAATTACACCTACATTTGTATCATCAAATCAAAACAAACAGATATGCAAAACAAAAAATCACAAGTAATCGCAAGCCTTATCAATGACGGAGGCAGTGCAAAGTTCGCCCAAGTATTAGCAGTGGTTGAACAAAAAATGTTAAAGACGGGCAACCCTTTGCGTAGTGCCGTTATCACCAAGTTAGTTGACTACAATATGTTGTTAAACGCTAACTATCAAAATATGGTGAATAACGCCCGTATTCGTGAGGGTAAAGAGGCTGACTTCGTAGCCAAAGAAAATTGGTTTACGCCCGTAAATGACGGCTTTAACGGCTCTATCGTAGCAAAGAAAAGCGACCTATCGTGTGAGTACTTAAAGTTCGCTTGTAACACTTCTAAAACGCTTAAATACTTCGTTGACGGGGTTGAGGCAAACGCTGAACAAGTTGAGGTTATCAAGCAGTTCAAACAAAAGCCAAGCAAGGCAATCAATCAAGGTTTGGATAATGATATTGTTATCCGTACTATCAAGGTTGAGGGTATTGAGAATATCAAGTGTGGGGAAAAGGTTATCTTCGGATAACCTTTAACCACATAAACAAATAATGTTATCCACATCACAAGTGTGGATAACTTTGTTTTATATAAACTTGCACATTAAAAGAAAATAGCAGTATAGGGGGTGGTACACCCTCCCCCCTCCCGTATCCCCCTCCCTACCCCCCGTTTATGGGGGGCAAAGGGGGGCTCAAATATCTAAATGAAGTATTTCTGAAAAAAATTTCTGGGGGTACTTTTTTCTGGAAAATCGACCCTTGTTCTGTGGGGAATCATTTTTTCAAAAAATTTCTGGGGAATTTTTTTTTCTCAGATTTTCAACCTGAATCCTTTTCCTGAATAGTATATCATGTTAAAGCGTCTGACATCGATCACATAACTGCTCTTTGCGTTTCCCTGGTCGTCATTCTTTCTGTTAAGGTACTCATGAAGGGGAACCTCTTTGTTCTCAATCATCTTTTCAATGTCTGATGCCTTTGTGTAAAAGATGGCCCTCATGGGGAATGTCTTCACATCGTATTTAACCTCATCCTTTCTTGTCACGTCAAAGAACAATACAACGTTCTTTCCAACGCTTGTGTACTTCTTCTTGTACCTCAGGTAATCCTTATGGTTATATGTGATGGCCCACTGAGGATCGATATCGTAAAGCGTCTCAGATTTAAAGAATGGTGTGTCTTGTGTCTTAAGATCTCCTGGGGCTCCATTCACAACCAAATCGTGTGTATGGATCAAATTCCTTATCTGGATTAATCTTCAATGTAACCAATCCATTCAACCCGTTTATGAACTCAACAAACGCTGGTTCTTGTACATCCGATGCTTCCTTGCAATATGAAAGTTTATCCTCGGTATTTGTGTTCTGTAATATCATAAAACAAAAGTAATAAAAAAACCATAAACTAAAAAGTGACCCTTGTTTTATTTTCAAATCGTTTTCTCAAAAAATTTCTGGGGGTGTTTTTTTTATCCATTTTTCAGATATTTATAGTAAATTAATTGATTTTACCATGAATAATACCTTAAATGAAGAAGTTTTAAGAATACGCCAGATGATGGGCCTTAATGAGAATCTAAACGAGTTCGTTGATTCCGTTAAAATAATTGATGATGGCTTTGGACGTATGGAACCAATAATTAAAGGTTTATCAATTAATAATAGTGCTCGTAATGATTCTTGGCAAGAAAATCCAACAAAAGCAAAAGAATTTGTGGAAGCTTTTAATAAACTGGTAACCGATTTTGTTGAGTCAGACCAAAAATATACTGGGTCAATACCAACAGAACCAGAAGAGAAGAAAAAATATGTGATTAGTCAAATAGATCAAAGAATATACGGTTTCATGTTTAATCGTGGCTCTGGATCTTTTGTTAGAGCTTATTCAGACCCATATAAAACTCAAGTGGTTAGAGTACTTGAAAAGTTAACCAAAGAACTTGGTTTAACTTATAGTAATGGAAAATTAAATAGTTTTTTAAATAGAATGAGTGAGGAACCAATCAATGAAAAAATAATCACAGCTGCTGATGTGGACTGGATTCAAGGTGGAATTGGTGCTAGTGCTGATGACTTCATTGCGAAAGCCAAAGAAAGTGGTATTGGTAAAGAAGGACTTTTAAATTACTTTGAAACTTTGGTTGAGAAACATTATGGTTTAAGTGAGAACATGGACTCACCAACCGTTGGAATATAATTCATAACCCCACAATTTTTACAAACCCTTTATTCCGAACACCCTCCTGGGGATGGTGACACATTATGGTAATTTTTACCCCCGTTGCTTTTAATTTAGTTTACAGTAAACAATTTACTGTAAACACGAATATTTATATTTAAACAAATAGAGACATGTTTAAATATATTTCAGAAATCATCTCAAAGATCTCCATGAAACAGCGTCTTGCTGCTCTTGGGATTGTTCTTTTGTCCATTGTGATTATCTCAATTGGCCCTAAGCTTATCGAAGGTCTTACCCAAGATAATGAGGAATTATTACACAAGGTGGAAAACCAAAAGGTTATGATAAAGAGCCTTAGTGACAGGGTGAATGAACTTAATGATATTGTTATCAGCAATCAAACCGTTTGCACGGACAGATTCATATCTCGTGAGAAGGAAATTCTTGAGATGTTGACCAATATGGAGAGTGAAGCTCAAAAGACACATAATAAAGTTGTTTCAACCTCAACCAGCTCACCAGTTCGTTTCGAAAGAACTCTTCGCATGGAAACTGGCGGTTCTGGTTCTGGGGACGGTGAGGTATCAGCCATGATAATGCCACGTGAACCTGAACCACAGGTGACAACCATCGTTAAGACCGATAACTCCAGTCTTCTTAAAATGGTTCGCGGGATGAAACAGAATGTTGAAAAGAATATAAATGAAAATGGATCGAACTAATCGATCCTTTTTTTTCTATAATAAAAATTGTCTTTAATGTTTTTACCCGTGGTTGAACCAGGAACTTGCTGCCCAGAATGTGAAGGTAGCGTTTGTCTTTGCGAAGGTTAAATAAGAATCTTCATCGTAGCTTTTATTCTCTCTATCTCTTCTTCCAATTTCTTTTTCTTGTTTGCGATCTCGTTGTAATCCTTCGCGATTTCTTTGTTGGAACCAATCATATCCTTTGGATCCATATCTATCAATTGTTCCATCGTGAAATATTTGTACGATGTGTGTTCGTTCTTGTCAAGCACAACATCATCAATTGGAAATTCGTTTGTGTAGAATACGTTTAATTCACACTCGTTGTTGTAAATATATTTCTTCAGTGGTTTGAATGATTTCAACTCAACACCAGCTTCTTCTCTGATCTCTCTCACGATTGCTTCCTCTGGCGTTTCATTCTTTTCAATTCCACCACCAAGCATTCCGTATTTTCCTGGATTTGTTGTTTCGTCTTCGCTTCTCTTGAACAACAACGCTTCGTTGTCAATCACAATGAAAAGCAAAGCAACTCTCTTCATCTCCTTGGCTTCATTCAAGCTGTAACCCTCTTCCTTTGTCTTGCCCCAAGATTTTCCCTTTCCTGGTGTTCCGCATGATGCTGGTGTTGGTCTGCATGATGGGTACTTGGCTCTCACCTCACCCTTTTGTCTTCCACAAGCCTTGCATTTTTTCTTTCCGTCAACTTTTCTGCATGTGTTGCAATCAACCCATCCTTTGCTTCCGCCACCACCTCTTCTTGAAAACCATCCGTGAAGTCCGCTCTTTTTCTCCTTTGAGAAATCGGTTTTCTTCGCTTCATGCATTCCACCGTCAGTCTCCAAATAAGCATCCACCCATGTTTGAAGTTCATTAAAATCTGGAGCATATTCTTTTCGACCCCTCTTCCACGTCAAAGCATCGTGAGCCTTGGCGATCAAACCTTGCATTTCCTCTGGTGCGTTGTCAATCATTTGGATCTCCTCTTCCTTCAAACCTCTCCATATCTTTCCTCTTCTGCATTGAACGATTGCACCAGATCTATATGCTGATGGTTTGCTGTATTTTCTTCTCGCTATTCTTAAACAACGATCGGCTTTTTTCTTTTCCTCATATAAATTTTCATTCAATTCGAACTCATGTGATCCGTCTGGTTTAACAAAATACTTGTCAATTAACATTCTTGTGTTTTCTCGAGCAAACAACTCTGGATCGGATATAACATCAGATAATCTGATCGCCTTTTCCTCTGGATCACCCCAATCGGATTGCATTAACAAAACATCCTCTGGTTTAATCACAACGGCTGGAATCTTATCAGCACCTGCGCGGTCATATGCGTATCTTCTATGGTTTCCATCGACAACCAAATATTTTGATTGGTCGAAGGGGTGTTGAATAACAAGTATTGGTGGCAGCTCTTCACCAGATTTCAAGGCTTGAACCATATCATCGACATTGGAACTTTTATCCATGTATTCCATATCCTTAAACGGTTCATTTGCTATGGTGTCATTTAAATTAATATCATCAACCTTTCCGTAATGTTCGTTATCATTAAACACCTCAGATCCAACACCGTTTGCGTATATTTTCACATCCTCGGACATAATGCCCATCATGGATTGCATTTTCTTTATTTCCTCAGTTAGTTTCATAACTAGTTTTATTCTTCTTTTATCTTTAATAAATAGATTGGAATTGTTAAAATGCCAAATAAAAAACAGGTTAATGCAATTTCTTTTGTGTCCGTATGAAAAAGCTCGTGGGACATCCATAAGGTATTGGCTGATAACCAAAAGGCCATCATCATCTCGAGCCACCTTTCCGACCCCTGTTTTACTGTTATGAGTATTGTTGATAATATTATGGTTGGTATCGCGAAAGCCAATGAGAGTTCGCCCTGACCCAACATCCAGAACATATCCTTTGCGATCCACAATGGGATATGTATTCTCTCAAAAAGTTTTACCATGTTCATAAATATTTTTGGATTTGACAAACTATTTATCAATAAATTGTTTTTTTCTATGAAAAAGAATACATTAAATGAAGAAATTGCGAGACTCCGCAAAATAATGGGTCTTAATGAAGAAATTGATCTATCAAAGGTGGATAATCCAAATGCATACACCGATGATATTTTTAACTATAATTCCGAAAGAGGTGGCGAGGAAATGGAAAGTGATTTCGATTTCGAAAAAGCCGCGATCGAATCCGCAAGTGGTGAAAAAGTTGTTCAAAGAGAGTTTGACGATTATGACAGACCATTATATTATAGTTTAGCTGATGATAATGTACATTATTTTATAGGTGATAGTGATGATGGTAAGATAATCATTAAATACAACGCTGAGACGGGCGAACGTTACCCAATAGGTAAGTTGGATCATTACGATGAACCAAGAACTGAAATATTTCAGGAGGGTAGAAGTGAGAAATACGATGATTCGCACGGATCACCATATGATCGCGGTCACGCCGATTCATATTACAGAAGACCCAAGAGCCCACATAAGTATCCAGAAGGAACTTACAAAGGTGAGAGAATCACCGATTTAACACCAGAAGAAATCGAAGCGTACAACGCTGGTTATGAAGACAACGAAAGATTTGGTGATTATAAAGATTGGGGCGGAGAAGATTAAAGATAAAAAGAAAAAGGGGCTTTCGCCCCTTTTTTTATTTCTTTAATAACTCATACGCTCTGGCCATTCTGGTCATCCCGATTCCACCACCATATCTTGGGAAGAAATTGTGCTTCAAGAATTCCTCAAGCTCAGCCTCAACCCTTTCTTTTCCGAATAACTCGAACAACTTGGCGCAATACGCACCGTTCTCAATAGCATAAAACATTTCTCTCATCTTCTCAACATCGCAGCTTCTCTCGGCGGATCCAATTGTTTCCTGTCCGTAAAGAATCACATCAACCTTGTTGAAAATCCCATCGTTATTGTGTTTCATGTTCCAGAATGGATTTGTTCTGATTGGGAAGTGTTGTAATGAAACAACATTACCCTTTTCATTCCACATTCTGGATTCATGCTCATCCTCAAGAATTGGTACCCCACCGTATTCCTCACACACATCATCGTATTTAACTTGAACCATCTCATCACCAAATCCAAGATAAGCCAAAAGGTCGCCTTCCATTTTGATTAAATCCTCCATGGTTCCCTTTGACTCAAACTCAAACATTGGGAAGATAAGCTCATGCCTTCCTGGGATTGGGTTCTTTTCTTCTCTGTACGATGTTGATACGCAAAATACGCCATTCCATTCTGGATTCTTTAACAACTCATACTCAAGCCACATCTGTCCAGTCTGTGGCAACGGCCAGATCAAACCACCATACTCGAACGTTTTAACCGAGTGTGGGTTCTCACAAGCCGCGAGAATTGATAATCTTGATTGTGTTGGCACTTCCTTGAATCCTCTTTCAAGAAAGAATTTGCGCATCTTCTGCACGAGTTCATTGTAAGTTTCTGTGTTTTTCATTTGTTTTTTTTTGTTTAATTTTTGGCGCAAAAAAAAATCCTGTCAAATGACAGGATTTCCAATTACTATTTTATTATTATTGTTATTGTATTTTCTTCTGAATCTCATAGTTGTATCAAACCTTCTGTAACCAATAAATTATATGCTTTTTGCACAACATCACTGTGATCTTTCACATGCGTTGTTTTGTAAATATAACCAACCTTTTCACGAAGTAAATCGATAAATCCGAGATCAAACGCTTGGTGGTAGATTTCTTCTGCTATTTCTTCGTTGGTCATCGACATTATATTCTGATTATTTTACATATATATCACAAAAATAAGAAAAATTCATTTAAAAGAAAAATTTTTTCGCAACCGCCTTCGGCGGTTTTAGACCTCGGCATTTGGTGCGAATATTTCGTATTCGTCTTCTGACAAAATTAGATGGTAAGTACCACTCGGGTTGTACTTCATAATCTCGTCCTCGTCCCTTATAAAATCCTGGTGAACACCGCCCGTTGATTTAAATATGATGTTCATAACTTTTGGATTCATAATGAATGTGTCATCGACAGTTGTTTCAAAAATAACTGGGACATTCACAGCACTCTCGAATGATTTGCCCTGAAATGATGATGCGTAGAACAAGGATGCACTCCAACTACTAACTTCTCTTTTTGGGGTATACTGGTAGGGTGTTTTAAATTTAACCGCACCGTTATCCAAAACATCATGTTCTGGGTTTTCTTTTATGAATTTGGATAGCTCTGGTAATTTAACCGATGTTCCTCTGTAAACTTTTTCACCATACGGTGGGTTGAGAACCTCTGGAAAATATTTTTTTAGTTTAATTAAATCGGATATTGTTGATACAACGCCCATCTCGGATTTTTCTGTTGATTGAAATGTCCAATCCTTTATTTTGTCAACCAGGTTATCCTCGTATGGGGTATTCTTTTCAATTGGTTTGTTTTGAATTTTTGCAATTATTGGATTTGAACCAAACAAAACATCACCAACCGATTTTTTAATTGATTGTGGAATGGTAACCTCGGATAAACCGATCATGGTTTTCATTCTTAATATCTGCTCGTTTAAATTCATATATAATATAAATATCTCGAGTTATTTTAAACTTTAATACTATTTATTGTAAAATATTAAATTATGTCAGTTCCAGTAACTATACAATACGGTACCGCACCAACGATTGATCAATATCATAGAATTGGTAAATATTGCTATGGCCACATTAATGAAGGGTTTAATTTTCAAGACGGAAATTCAACGGGTCTTACTTGGAGACCAGGTTATCCTGCGGGTAATTTTGGTGGCGAAAAATATTATATCGTATCAAGAGGAAATGTAGAAGGTGTTGGCGGTGAGCCCACGATTCCAACATATCACGTCACTGGTAAAACCAATGCGGAAATTGTACACATAATTAATAGTTTGCATTCAATAAAAATTGATGGCACGTATTATAGTGACGTGGATGTTGCCAAAAGATACGTTATTGAAAATGAAAATTTAAATCATTTTTTGGCTGATTTATCAAAATACAAATACGCTGACACCCCTAATTTAATGTTAAATATTGATTTCGGTAATCTTAATTGCGACATTCTTGAGACTAATTTAACAAAATGTTACGATTTGGTTCAAGCAACTGATGGTGTAATAGAAAGATGGTTTACAAAAAATGTCGCTGGAAATATCTCCACATCAATACAAACCGCGGGCGATAATTCAACTTATAATAGAAGATTTAATGCGGCAAATTTATACATAGATTTAGATTCATCCAATGCGGCTTCATATATAGCACCCCTTAATACTTCATCTGGTGAGTCTTTTATGTTTGCGTTGAGGCTCAGATTCACACCGCAGGCCAGTAATTCACCAGCAATAATTTATGCTGATGGGGGGATTACGAGACTTAGATATGATATTGCTACAAACGTATACCAATTTACTATGGGTGCTGATACCGTATCAATGAGTGCACAAGTTAATACTTGGATAACCCTTATTTTTGGTAGAAACGATGCTGGTCAACTATTTATTGCTGATGATAGTAATGAAAATTATGTACAACAAGTTGGAACAACTGAACTGATATTTGATAATATTTTCAGATTGGGCTTAACAGCTGGGGGTGATATAAGAATAGGTTCATTCCAATATTGGAAAGGGGGTAATTATGACGCAAATAAATGGAACGAAGTTCACAATTACCAAATGTTAAACAAATGGTCTTAAATTAAAAATTAATCAATTTTTTCATATTAATAATCGCCTCATCCAGGCGATTATTTTTATTTTCTGATATTGGGTTTGCTGGGCCACGATTTGTTCCAAAGTCATAAGCACCAGTATTTGATATTGGATTTGCTTTTCCTCTGGTTGTACCAAATTCGTATTTACCAGTATTTGATATTGGATTTGCTTTTCCTTTTTTAACTCTATCTGGTACTGGACTATTTGAGGCTGATGTCCCACCACTTGAACCACTTGATGTGCTCGATGTGCTTGACGAATCCTCTTCATTAATCTTAGGATCCCTGTACATATCTTCCTTGTGTGTGAAATCACGATTATCACCTTTATTAAAAACAAAACCAAATCTCTGGTAGAAATCTTTCAATCTGTTCACATTTCCACCATAACTGCTTGATGGTGTTAATGTTAATTTATAACCGTGTTGATCAGCAAGACTTGTTAAATCGTTCATAAAAGAAGTACCAATACCAGTTCCACGCATGTTAGGTGGAACCATAAATCCAGTGAGATATATCCTTTTGTGCTTTTCATTTGGGTATAACTCAAACCTGATGTCTGGGTACTTTTGTTTTAATTCGTCTTCGATATGATGATTCATTGAAATGTGTTACTTAGATAAATATCCAGCGCAAATAAAAAAGGTCGGAGTAGCGAATTCCGACCTTAGTTTGTCCATAACCATGAACGATCCTAAAATACCACTCTAAGGTGGAATATCTTAATAATCATCTAACTCTTCATTATCGTTCTCATCATATTCACCACCTTCGATGTTGTCCATAATCATATCGATCTGGTCAATTGTTTCTGAGATGTAATCGACAATGTTTCTTTGTAATTCTTCTTGAAGATAAGATGATTTGGTTGATTCTAATAATTTCTCACTACGAGTTTCTAAAATTGAATTGAGTTCTTCTTTTAATGCTAAAAGTTGTTTTATGGTTTTTCCGTGCATTTATTTATTTTTGGAATAAATATATCACCGTTTAGTAAAAGATTTTTAATCAATTCTGATAAGGCACGATATTTTTCTATATTCTTTATTCTCAAACATTTCATAAATTTTGTGAGAAATCATATCCGAAAAAATATAAGCATCAACTTTAGGAGAGAATAAAAGTTTTAAAGATTCAATACCATCTTGCTTGTAATGACTTTTTATCCTTTCAAAATCTATATGCCTTTTATTAAAACCCATTTTACCTGGAAATAGAAAAAACTTTCAAAAACTCTTTAAGAGATAATTTTTTTAACTCTGAAAAATATTTTGCCGCAGCTAGCCTTGAACCAATATTATTTAAAGTTTTAATCGGTTCTCTTTTTTTGTCATTTTTTGAATAAAAAAAATACGTCATAGTGGTAAGGTTTATTTATATGTAAATATACGAAACTTTAATTAAAAGCAAACTATTTATCATTAAAATATCACATTATGAGAAGTACTATGGATGTTGTTGAATATTACAAACCATACAGAGATGAAACGCCATTTGAAATGGGTGGTGAGAAATGGGTGTATTGCTGGGGTAAATACCCAGACGGTAAAATTGATATAGCCGTTTACAGATATGCAACCGACTTGGCTTACGATTATAATGATTTTAGAGTTGCCATGGGTATTGATAAAGATGAAAAAAGTTTACAGGAAGGTGTTGATCGAAAAGAAGCCCAATACTTAAAAAAGGGTGATATAATTACCAGTGGTGAAGAAATAGTTTCAGTTTCAAGTGGGGCTAAAACGCCGAGTGGAAAAGTTGAGGTGACATTAAAAAACAAACAGGGTAAAATAAGAACATCAGTTTGGGGTAAAACCACCAAGATTGGTGTTAAAACCAATGACGATAAAAAAAATATAAATGAAAATATGGAAAATACAATTAACCAAAAAATAGCTGAATTAAAAACAATTCAAACTCAATTAGATGAGGCGTTAAAAACTTATAAAGAATCAATAGCTGATTTGGAAACACAAAAAAGCGCTTTGGTTCCAGAGGTTATGGATGCATTTAAAGGTCAGACCCAAGGTGCCGAAAAACTAAAAATTTCAATAGATGAGATGTTGGTTGAAATAATCCAGGAATCTGAAAAATTAACAACATCATATAAAGATGCGTTTGAGACTGCGTTAACAAAAGTTAACGAGAACACTAGAAAAGTTCTTGAACAAATTTTAGAAAACTCTAAAGTAGCCTCAAAGGTTAAAGGCCAATTAAAGATTGATGGTTCGAAAGTTTTTGAGGGTGTTGAAGAAATGTTCGGAAAAGTTAAACAGTGGTTGAGTAATGCTTATAGCAGACTAACAGGTTTCACCAAAAACGCTCAAGATGGTGTTGATGAGATTGAAGCTATGATAAAAGATTACGAAGAACAAGAGACTAACAAATACGCTGTACCAAGTATGGATGATATTGAATCGGGCGCTGTAAGAGAAGACGGTACTTTTGCTGAAGGTGAAGATAAGCCAATGGAAGAGGGTGGTCAGGAAGAAGTTAAAGAAGAGGGTTCTTTTATGAAAATGAGAGCTGGTGCTGAAGGTAAAGTTTACGAAGAAGATGAGAAACTTAACGAGGCGATTAATAGATTTAAAAAGATTATTAATTACATTTAATTATGGCAGCTAAAAAAGGGGGATCAACTTCAAACGCAAAACTTTTTAGGTCTAACCCAAAAAGAAAAAGACCTGGCGTTCACTCAAAAACAAAAGCAAGCAAACATAAGGCGTCAAAAAATTATAAAAAAAGGTACGCTGGACAGGGAAGAAGATAATAAATGGGGGTTTTTAACCCCCATTTTAATTTTCGTACACTAGGAAGTATAATTCTTCTTTTGGTCTGGTAACAGCCACATAGTGGACATTTTTAGCTTCCTGATTAATCTCACCACTATTTGTTAAAAAACTATATTCTTCGAAATCATAGTCCGTTTCAGCCAACATATCAGGGTCGATTGAATTGATGATAATACATCTTGGGAATTCACGACCTTTACTTTTGTGAATACTAGTTACAAAAACATCTGATTCTTGATTTTCCTTAATAAAATTAATCAAATTAAAGGTGTTTCCGTAGTAAGGCGAAACCGAATCAATTTTTTTCTTTAATGATGGGTTAACTTTACCCTCATTAATCTTTTCAATGTCTTGAGGTGATATAAAATTAAAATAACGCATTTTAATTTTTTTCTTAAGGCATTCTTTTTCAATTTCTTTTATCACATTGTTTGTTCTAGCCAATACCGTTAAAGGTTTGCCGTCATTCATCATGTTATACATCATAACATCGTTGATTAGATTATCATGTATGTAGCCATCTTCTTCGTGATGTGGAACCGCTACTAGACTACTATATCGATTTGAGTTTTCAACTATTTTTTTTGTTGACCTGAAATTCTTGGTTAGTGTCATTTGAGTTACTGTTGAGTTTTTCATTAATAAATTCTCAATTTCTTCACAATTCGCACCAGAAAACCCATATATTGATTGGTTCTTATCACCAATCAAATGATATTGCTTGGCTTTAATCGCCAATAGTATCTTCATTTGAAGTGTTGACGTGTCTTGGTATTCGTCAACGAAAATATAATCATACAAATTCTCAAAATATCCTTTATATTTAGCATTTCTTGAATACTTCTCGGTATCAATTAACATATCAGAAAAATCTCGACTCTTAGTTTCTTTAATGAAAGCCGAATATTCATCATAAAAACTAGGTTTCATGACTTTGATGTTATCCGCATTTTGCAATTTATAAGCTGAAAACCCAGCGGATATCTGAGCACCCTCTTCGTAGAATCTATCTACATTTCTGGCGTAATCCATTTTAATTTTCATCGGATCCTTTGGGTGTGGTTTGTATTTGTCCTTATACCAGTTAGTAAACTCATAAAAGGTCACAATTGGCTTAAAAAGCCCCATTTTACCCAAAATTGAGCTTGTGAAGCTATGAATTGTGGTTATTTTAACGTCATGTTTTATCCTCGATCTTAGCTCATTAACAGCATCGTTCGTGAAACTAAAGAAGATAATTCGACTGGGATCGACTCCATCTTCAATCATTTTATTCAACCTACCAACAGTTGAGTGTGTTTTACCTGAACCAGCGGTTGCGGACAATATAACAGAATCGTTCCCGTTATAGTTAATAAATTTAAGTTGTTCCTCGGTGTATTTGCTCATATTCTACCTAATTTTCTACAAAGGTATGAAAAAATTTGGTTATTACCAAACCTTTTATTAATTTTGTCCCATGAGTTCAATTTTTACATACGATAATTATTTTACACCTTATGTCAATAAGTTTGCTAAGGTGACCCTTGATACCGATAGACGCACAAAGTTAGCGACTGTTATTGGAAACCGCATAAAGGAGCGAGAAAAATCCAAAGGTAGAAAATTATTTGAGCAAGAAATTACGATTTATCGTAAAACTTACATGCAAACCGCAGGTGATTTGGTTTTAGAACAACATCTTGGTTTATACAATATAGTTGATTACGACAAAATTTTTGATGATAATCGAATTTCGTTTTTAAATCAAGCTGCACCCAAAAAAAATATAGATGTTGTCACATTCAATTATGGATTATTCCCTATGGTCTATAAAAAGACATATCGGAAATCGATTTTTATCTGTATGTTAAGTAAGACCGATTTTTATATATGTGGTGTGGGTACACCAAATATAATTGATATGTATTCCAGATCTGACTTATTGGTTTCGGATTATTATAAAGCGAGGGGTAAATCTGGTTTTTACGGGTTTGAAAGATTAACACCAATATCTTCGAATTTGGGTGACTTTATTGAACTTATATCGTAGTTGTTGATATTTATATGTAAAAAAGTATGAAAAAAACATATAGAATATCTGAAACTCAATTTGCTGCCATACTCAGTAAAAAACAAAAAGACAAACAATCTAACGAATCAGCTAATATGAATGAGGCTGACGCATCTAATAATGTTTTTAGAAACGAATTGAAAAGTGGTTCCGATATTGATCTAGATATCGATATGGAAGCTTTATTTAAAAACATAGCAAAACCAGGGACAAGGGGGGCAACTGTGATTGTGGATGGTGTTGAGTATGACACATATATAACATTTCGTGGGGCCGTTGCCAACTATTCAATTGAAATAGAATACAGGTCATATGGTATTAAAGATGTTTATTTATCACCTATTAGTGTTTTGATTTATGGCTCATTGGAATTAACTGGTGATGATGATTCTTTTGAGAAAGACTTTGAATTAGAGTTCGATAGAAGTGGTTTAAAAACAAACACTTTAAGTGGGACTATGGATTTGGGTGGAAAAAATATTGAAATTCCATCAATGGATACTGAGGTTGTATTTGAATCTAATAGAACTTATGAAAGTGGCGATGCTTTTTATACTCAAGCCATCAGCGGTAGATTACAACCAAATAAAATTATTTTTGAATATTAATTGATTACATTTTAAAGCTTCATATATTTATATGAAAGCCTCGTGTGGCTATTAACCTTGGGTACTTGTTGCCCTTGAGTCGTGATGAGCGACAAAAAGGTTAGTATAATAAAAATAAAACGAGAAAAAAAATGTACACAACAAACTATTCGTTCGGTTTAAACCCGAACCCAGAAGCCTACATCACAAAAGGCAAAAACAGAATCAAACAGCACGATGGTGTTGTTTATCTTGACAACCAAGATCAATTTGAGATCGAGGTATTTAATCCGAAAACAATTTCGGTTTTAGCGAAAATAAAATTAAACGGTAATTACATCTCAAACAGGGGCTTGGTTATTAAACCTGGTCAAAGAATTCATTTGGATCGTTATTTCGATGATGCTAGAAAATTCTTATTTTCCACTTATATCGCAGATGGTGATGAGGATGTGATAAAACAGGCCATTCAAAATAACGGATTGGTTGAAATCGAATTTTACGATGAAACGGTTTTATCTGGAATAGCATCAACAAGTTCTGGATTTGGTGGTTATCCGTGGAATCAACCTCCAGTTATTTATTACAATAACACAAACCCAAATCCAAACACAATAACGTGTTTTGATAACACAGCTAACTATTCAGCTGGTATTACGTATACCTCAGATGTGGTTGGTGTTTCAGCTTCATTAAAATTAAACTCAAATAAAAGAAGTTTAACAAAAAGTATTGAAACTGGTCGTGTTGAAAAAGGCGAAAAATCAAACACTAAATTCAAAGATGTTAACATGGATTTTAGTTCATATGCAACACATTCAGTGACTTGGAAAATTTTACCGAACTCACAAAAGCCAATTGAGGTTGGTGAGTTAAGAAATTATTGCACAGGTTGTGGTGTTAGAATAAAAAAATCAAACTGGAAATTCTGCCCAACTTGCGGTAATCAATTACAATAAGCCGCCACACGAGGCTTTTATTATTATTTAAGATATTTATATTAAAATATAGATCATGGCTAAATACAGAATAACCGAAGACCAATTACAAAAATTGTTCGAGAAATTAGAAATGAAGAGAGTTCAAGAGATGGATAATTATAATTACCCAGCTGGCTCAGATACGCCAGACGCCCCATGGAATCAAAGTGATCCGCATATGAGTGATGCAATAACAGCTAGTGGTGATTATGAATTAGTTAGTGTTACTAGTGGTGAATACCTTTTAAAAAACAAAAAAACTAACGAATTGTTATATACAATGGATGAAGTTTGGGATGATCAAAACAGCGACATAAAAGATGAATTATGGGACTTTTTAGAAAGGGCTCAAGAAGAGGATGAGGATGAGGATGGTAAATATTTAACAACCGCTAGTGATTGGAAGGAATATGTAGATGATGACCAAATTGGTGATGCTTTGGAGAGTTATTTAAATTATCATACTAAAAAGGGTAAAAACTTAGGTATTGGTAATATGGATGAGTGGACTACTGGCGCTGCATTTTTCCTAATTGTTACATGTGAAAATGTTGATGACGAGGATGGGATTTACAACGAAAACTTGCGCAATGAAGCAAAACAAACGCTTGGTTGTTAAGCTAAATCTTTAAATAAATCAGTTTGATCTTTGGGTACCTCAACATAAGCATGGGTGTAACCTAAATTCTTTAAAGCAACCATTCTGTGTCTACCATTTTTTATACCTAATTTACCGTTAGATATACTTGTTTCGGTTGGTTCAAACATCATAGTGTACGACCACCTCTCACCCGTTTTTGGATGAATTGATCTGGGATCTTCTGAAAACTTTTCAATGTAATCCATTGAGTTTTTAATTCTACCCTGACTAAATAATAATTTTGTATCTGGCCCAACATAAAAATCTGGGTCATCTTTTTTTAAACGATTTAAAAATTTATCAACGTCAACAAGTATTAAGGTATTTCTACCTGGATAATTAATTGCGTACCTTTCTTTTGGTATAAATTTCATTTTACAAATTTAGTTATAAATATCTGAACAAATGCGATTGTAGAGATATTTATAATAAAAAGGATATGATCACAACTAAAAAAGATTTGGTGGAATTATTCCACGAAAATAGTCCAAAAATGGAAAGTGAAGAAATCAAAAAAGAATCTGGTTTTACGAATAAAACAATCGCATCTTTAATAGATGAGGTTTGCAATATGCAAACTGGTTATGGTATAATCGATGACTTGAGTTTTGTTGATGAACGTTTATATGAGGGCGTTTTAACCGAAATAGCTTTAGAAAAAATTGTTAACGAAGCTTTGTATGAATATTATACAATGACGGAAAATTTAGATGAGGCTGAATATAAAGGTAGAAAGGTAAGTTTGGGTAAGATTATGCGTGGTGATCGTAAAAAATATAAAGTACACGTTAAAAACGCTAAGGGTAATGTTGTAAAAGTTGAATTTGGTGACCCTAATATGGAAATCAAAAGGGATAACCCTAGACGTAGAAAAAACTTCAGAGCAAGACACCATTGCGATAACCCAGGCCCAAGATGGAAAGCGAGATACTGGGCTTGCAGAACATGGTCAACAAAACCAGTTTCAAAAATGGTGTAATATGAATCCATTTACACTTAGTAAAGGTAAGATAATCGAAATGGTTAATGAGTACTCCTTCAATGGTAAATATGAAGGGGATATGGTTAGAGTTGGCTCTTTTAGGAGAAGAGATCTACCTAATGCGATTATGACAAATGTTTTAAAGGCAATTACTAATACAACAGGCCAAAGAGCAACTTCAGTAAAATATAAAAAAGGTGCCTACGATGATGTTGAAATTAGATTATTTGGGCAGTTGTTAACCTATTTATCTGGTAGATGGTAATTTAAAAAGTAATTTTACACCTACCGATGTATTTTGATTTATCTAGATCAATTTTTTCGTTGGGGTAATCTTCTTCATCAAACCATTCCAAACCACAATTAACACTCGACCCAAAAATTAAATTCGAGTATTTTTCCATAAAACTTTCGTCTTTACCAATCGGTATATCTATCTCAACACCAGATAATTTTATAAAAGTATATTCGGATTTATTGGTTCCACCATCGATTGCTTTGCCAAAAACATATTTAATGTTGTCTTTGTGTTCAATAAAATTAGCGAATAAATTTTTGTAGTTAATTTTTAGATTACAAACAATATTCTGGTGGTATGCCATACAGAGATACTCCGCCACAACAAACGGTACTTTGTAATTGTATAAACTTACAATACTATCAATTCTATCACTAATCGTTGCTAACGACACTATCAGGCAATAACAAATCTATTTTATTGTATAACTCATCTAAGGTACCTTCATTATTGAGAATGTTGGTCACACCCTCAATTAAATCCATTTCTTTCTCAGATGCATGTTCGTCACCGCCGTTTAAGTTAGGACGTTCAACTCTCCAAACAGTACCACCCATTTTTAAAATAGCGTCAACTTCATGCTGAAATCTAACATCACAAATCACAACATCCAGGTTTTTATTTTTTTGATACCACTGTTCAAATCTCTTAACCCAAAACCCACGACCAATGGATTTTAATTCTGGGATGTATTCTGGCATATCATATTGGAATACTTCAGTTCCCATGATTTGTAAAACGAGTCTTGGTGTTATTCCCCAGGTTGGGTCAATAACGTCTTTTGCGTCACCAAATACTTGATCTTCAGTGAACCCGAACAATTCCATAGCCCCACGTTTTATTGGGTTTGCAAAACTGTATTTTGTAAAATTTTTATTTTGTACAAGATAATCGCCAGATGTATCTTTACCTGAGCGTTTTTTTCCGATTATTCCAATTAACATATGTGTAATTTATTTACACAAGAATAATAAAAAAAAATGATATAAACAAATAAAAAAGGCCAGAAATTTCTGGCCTTTTTCTATTAGATTGTTGGAATCTGTTTTTGTCCGTTTTTACTGATGTCATCAAGAAGTTGTTTCATAACCTCCATCATATTAGTGGAATCCAATTTCATATCAGTGTTTCTACTAATGATCTGAGCGGCTTTTTGTGCCAGTGCTATTCTTGCGGATTGATTGATTTTTGATAAATCATAATTACCAACCGTATCTGGTAAAAACCTTTCTGGTGTACCTGGATTAAACTGTGGGGCCTGAGCTTGTTGTTGACCTTGTGGTTCTTGACCTTGCCCTTCAGCACCAGATTTTATGTCTCTTAACATTCTTCTGTACGCTGTAACATCCATATCGGCACGATTAATTAATTGAACCATTTTTTGTTGTGGTACATTAGCCAGTGCGCCCAAAACTGTTTGTAAAAAGTTTGCTAATTTAACGCGATTTACTTGTTGACCATATGCTTGTTTATACTCAGAAGCTATCTTAGTGCTTAAATCTGGTACAACTCTAGCTAATTGGGTGAAAATTCTACCACTATCGCTATTTTTTACAGCATCTTGTCTACCTTGTTCCATTTCAGGTTGGTTTTCACCAAACTCTTTTAGAACACTTTCAATTATTGAATTTAGGTTGTCATGTGCTTCAATTAATTCCATTAATTCAATAGATTCTTCAAGACGTAAAGGTTCTCTTCTAAAATCTAAATCTGTGAATCCATCGCCTTGTTGTCCACTTTGTCCAGAGCCAGTTCCTTGTCCAGATCCACCACCTTGATTTGATCCACCTTGTCCAGTTCCAGTTCCTTGACCAGATCCACCACCTTGTTGTCCGCCTTGTCCAGTTCCAGTTCCTTGACCAGATCCACCACCTTGTTGTCCACCTTGTCCAGAGCCACGATTTGATCCAGATGTTAAACCACCCTTTTTGGCCAAATCGATTAAATATGAAAATATTGCATAAAAACTTTTGATCAGGTTAGGAAAGTTTTGTAAGAACTCTCTTCTTGCGTTATAAACAGCGTTTGCTTGCGATTTACTTGGGGTTCTTACAGCAGCCTCTGATAGTTTATTGATGCCAATGTTTTTAAGTTGATCCATTATGTTATTACCATTCTTAAATTGAGTGGCGTAAACAGCTTTATTAAAATCACTTACAAATATTTTTAAACTTTTTGGGTCAGATTTCAATAATTCGTTAATATCAATACCAACAACTTTATCATCGGTAATTTTATTAAATATTGGATTTGATTTTGCTTGTGCAACAAGTTTGTTTAAATTCTTATCACCAGAATTAAACTTATTAATCATTTTAATCAAATTACTTAAACGCATAACATGTGTTTTAAATAATTTTAATTGATTTTGACTTAACCCTATGTCGGCTAAGCCTTTATCACTTGTATCAACATTAGTCGCTCTTGTGTTAATCGATCTCATTAAGCTACTATCAGCTTCTGCTAACATATCCATGTCACATAATGATTCGTATAACTTCAAATCCTCTTCCATTAATTTAAGGATATCGTCAATGTCATTAGGTTGTGTTACTTTACTAGTTACACGTCCACCACCGCTATATTGTTTAGTTGCATTTCCGCTACCGCCTTTTCCGTAGGTATCAGTGTTTGTTTGCGCTTTGAAATTAAAAATGTCCTGAAAATATTTTTTAAGATTGTCGTAAAGTTGCTTGTTATTTCCACCACCTTGTTGTTTATTATCTCCACCATCATCTTTGTTAGGATCATCAACAACATCTGGGTTATCTTTTGTACCTTCAATAGGTCTGATATATTGAACCAAATCATTCATTATTTGTGCACGTGATGATTTTCTACCTTTGTATCTACCCAATGCCGTTGCAACCGCACCAGCGGCTAACAAAATACCTAAACCCTTTAATATTGGTGCGGCAACAATTGCTTTAGCACTTTTAATTGTGGTTGTTTTTGCAACCCAAGTTGTGAAGGCCTTAGTTACCATACCAACTAAGTTACCGCCAGACACCGTAACTAAAGTGTCACCAGCCATTTTACCCGTACCAGCCCAAGTTCCAGTAAAAACTTGTTTTAAGGTTGTTCCATGTTCAGTTGGGTTTGCAACGATAGCTGATAATGTTTCTTTAGCCGCAACTGGATCTCTGAATATACCACCTTGTTGTGTTATAATATCAACACCAGTTTGTGCATTACCACCACCTAAAGTTTTAAGTGCTTCTACAACATCATTTGGGTTAGAGGTTGGGCTTAAACTAAGACCCAAAGTTCTATTCATGATTTGAGTCATACCCTCACCTGGTTTTATATTACCAAGTAATTCCTGAGTTGTTTGTTTGACCGTTTCTGGTGTCATTGTGGTAATCTTTTCTGGTGGGAAAATATATTCAATTAACCAACTCAGGGCACCAAATGACGCTCCAGCGCCTAATAAAGCCAATGGTAATTTCCACGACTTTAAAGTTTTCATTCTTTCTGTATTATACGCTTTTAAATCACCACTTTTAATTGCTGCTTTAGTGTCAGCAAATTTACCAGCAACTTTAGCTTTAGTTGCATCTAAATCAGCTTCATATAATTCATCTTGACCATCTTTTCTAACGATCCTATTACCATTGAGTTTAAATTGAGAATTCAACCAATTACAAAGTTGTTCGGCTGATTGACCGTGTGGTCTTACACCATAAACACCTTTGTACATATCACTATAAAAACCATAATCACTTTCAACTTCATCGGGTGTAATCCAATTTTCAGTACCAATTTCCTCATTCTCATTAAACACACTAAACGCAGCTGTTAAATCAACATCTAAATATTTTTGTGTGTAAGCTCTTAAATCCTCAATAATCGCATTTGCGGCATCAACTGGTAGATAACCTTTATCGTTTGGTTTTAACTTAGTTGCAGCCACTAATGAATCATATAAAGTTGCAATTTCAATAATAGTATCCAAAAACTGTTGTTGACTTTTGTTATTAGGAAATTCTGGATTAGATTGTTTGATACTTCTATCTAATTCTTTGATTTTTTCATTACCTACTTTATCAAGTAAGGCTGTTATCTGTGCTAAAGCCTTAGCATCGGTTTGTGATTTACCGAATATTTTACCACCAGCTTTATATCTACCCAATTTTGATAAGGCATATTTTACATTTTCCCAGGTACCTTCATTTAAAAGTTCATTTATTTCTAAATTAAGTAACTCGGACTCAGATAACAAAGGAAGACCCATATGTCTTCTCATGTCATTTACTTCATTTAATACATTTGGTTTTGTTGCCATGTTTAACTTATTGTTTATTTAAATTATTCTTTACGTTTTGTCTTGCTCTCTCCAGAATTGAAATTATTCTTTGTTCCATTAAAACCTCACCACCATGTTCGGTTTCATGTTTAACCAAAGCATCATAAATCTTATCACCAAAATATTCGAGATCATCTTTTGAATTTAAACTAGGTCTCGCCTTAAATTGATTTTCGTTTAATAATATTTTTAGTTTTTGAATAAATTCATTTGAATCATTATAATCATGAATAAAAACATAAGCAGCTTCGCAAAAATCAAATGCAATCTCTTCTGGATTATTTCTCATCTCGTAATTCAAGTCAGCCATATCTAAAATATGTATAACTGTTTTATCAGATAATAAAGATTCGTAAAAATTAGATTCTGAATCACCATCTTCACCTTCGGTTACTGGTTCTTCAGCTGGAGTTTCAGTCGGAACCTCTTCTTGTGGTTCCTGGTCTTTATTCTCAATTTTATTCATAATATCAGTTTTATCCTCGTCACTTAATTTATTGATATCGGTTGCTGATATAATTGAATTTAATGTGTATTTAATATCCTCTGGTTCGAGTTTATCTTGTGTATCGCGAATCTGTTGAGATAATTTACCTGTTAATTTTTGAATTGATTTTACAGGATCTTCTTCACCACCCTCAGCTGGAGCTTCTGTACCGTCAGTAGCGACAGTTGTGTCGGTTGTGGTTGTATCCATTTCTGCACCGTCAACAGCAGGTTCACTTTGATTTGTATCTAATAAATCGGCCTCCAAATCAGCTGTTGATTGATCGGTAGAAACAGAAGAACCATCTGATGTCTCTCCAGATGGCTCCGTAAATGTTGTGTCAGTAAAATCTTGAGTTGGTTGTGCCGCTGGTGTTTTTAACCTTAACACATACTTTTCATCTAGACTTTTTTTTTTAAAACGTCAATGTTTTCATTTTGCCCCACACTTTCATTAATTTGCTTGAACATCAAGTTCAAGTGTTTAAGTGCATCAGCGTATGATCTATAAGAATGTTCACGGATGTTTTCAACTCCAGTGATATATTCGTAGTTATCGTTTTTTCTTACTTTTATGTAAACGTGTTTTTCCTCTTGAACAATGCCATATTCAGTTCCATCAGCAGCAACTGATTCGTGTAAAACGTTGGCTAATCTACCATACAATGGTTTAGATTCATTTATTGATCCTTTTTTAACGCCAGCAATTTCTAGAATTCTAGCTAGTTTTTCATCTGCGTTTTGTATTTTTTCCGAACCGATTGGTTTCATATCCTAAAAATTTTTAGTTAATTATTCTTATAATAAATATCATCAATTTTATTAAAGTTCAGCGTTTTCAACAGATAATAAAGAATCTTGCGTCTTTACCTTTAGTTTAAGTAGTTCTTCAATAAAACCAGAACGTCTAAGGTATTTAAAAACTAGGTTTTCATTACTCAGTTCACCACCTGATTGTAGGCCACTTTTGCGATATTTTTTTATTTTGTCTTTGAATGCTTTGAGTTTGTCCAACTTTTCTTGACCATCTTCCATTTTTGAGATGGTTTCTAAGGTTTTTTTAAATTCTTTCACTTTATTTAACACGGTTTCTTTATCCAGAGAAAAATTTTCTTTTGCTGGTTTGCTTAACCATTTGTTGTATAGTACACTATAAATTCCTTTGGCTGAGTCTAATTTCTCATCAAAAGCCTGTGCATATAATTCAACATCGTAACCCTTAATTGTTATATCGTGTAAATTATTAAATACGTCTTTTTTAGCATCAAAAAGTTCATCGGATACAGTTGAATCTGCGTTTATTTTTGTTTTATCTAAAACAACGTGCAAATCAACATCTGAATAATTAGACCAATTATAACTAGCTAAACTACCAATGAATAAAACATCCTCAATGTCTAAAGTTTCGATATTAAAAGAATCAACAAATTTTTTTGCGATTTCCAATAAACTTCTTCTGATTTCTGGTTTTAATCTGACATTTTCAATATCACCAGAATCGACATTATCCCAAATATCTTTATTTAGGTTGTCTTGTAATTTAAAGCTGTTAATTATTGAATCCATTATGTTAATAAATAGTTTATTTTGAGTTTTTAATCAATAATTCACCCAAAACTTCAAGGCGACCAACCTCTCTTTGAAATTCAATTTGACTCATATCCAAAGATATTTTTTTATAGGTTTCATCGAATTCTTTTTTAGCAGAATCTATATCGAAATTACCCTCAGTAGCTTTTTTATAATAAGGTAATTTAACTTTAAAATGGTGCCAAGTTAACAAGGCTAAACCACCTTTTTCTCTTGCTGTATCTGAAATTTTAGCCGCACCAGCACCTCTGGTTTTTGCAAAATCCATCAAACTGTCTTTAGCTTCTAATATTACATCAAATAATTTCATAATTAATTTGGCCAATAACCCAATTCCATTGTAAAATTTTTAGTATCAGTATCATCATTGCGAGTCACTTTAACGTAAAAATCATTATATTCCCCATCATCCCCACCATCATAAAATTGTAAATGAAAAACTTTAACATCATTAACATCCATGTCGGTTCTATCGTTATCCCAACCACTATCATCTATTGCGTTACCAACAGCGGCCCAAGGCGAACCAATCCAAGGATTATTAAACTCAAATTGAAATAAACAATCTGGTAAATTATTATCTTGAAAGGAGCCAACGACATCGACATCACCTGAGTTAGAACCAATATACACTACTGGATCTCCACTCATATATGTACTCGGGTAGTTGTTTGCGCTTATATTGTAACCCTCACCAATTACAGTTACCTTTGTAGGTTTAGTCATAAATCTTATTTAATTATAAATAGATTACTTTATTTAAAAAGCTATAACCAATTCTTTATTGAACCAACCGATTATCACCTCATAACTACCATTTAAAGTTATGTCATGAGTTATTTTAATATAAGGTAACAGGTATACTTGATATGCGACTGTGTATATTTGTATGCTCATAAATTAAATTTTTATATTTTATTCCATTTATTATTTGAATCCAACGTAAAACTACCCAAACACTCATATGACCATTCTGTGGGGTTAACGATTGATAAGAAAACGTTACCATCTTTACCGATGTACAAATGGTATGTATGCCCAATTATTGGCTCAAACGCAAACTTTGCGTTGTAGATTAATTCATTCCATTTGTATTCTTCAACCAATTTTTTATACTCAAGTTTTAATTCGTTAAATTTGGCTTCAAATTGTTTATTTACTTTTAAAACATTAGCTGATTTCCATAAAGAAATATCTTCAACTTTTATAGCTGGGGCTCCAACATTTGAAGCGTAAGGTAATAACCCTGGATTATCAGCAACATTATCTGGTTTTTTCATAAACTATTTTCCATTTCTATAAATTTGTTTATTTCATGAATAATATCAATACTTTCTTTTCTAGGAGAATAGACTATATCCCATATGGTTTTATTATTGTAATCTGGGTGTAATCTTGATTTAGCCCATTTTTTTCCTTTTTCAAAATCATGGCAAGACCAACTTAATGGGCAAATAATTTTTGGGGCAAATAATTTTTTTATCGGTAGTAAAAATTTTTTCATTTAATTACTTAATGGCGCTTTAATTTTTGGGTGTGATTGATAATTATCTAAAACGATATCATCTGGCATATAAGATTCAATACCATCACGAACATATACCCTTGGTAGTTTGTATGGTTCTCTGGTAATTTGTTCTTTGGCTTGCTCAATGTGGTTTAAGTATATGTGTGTGTCACCAAGATTACCAATTAATTGATCTGGTAACATACCCACCTCGTCAGCAATCATCATAAGTAACAAACCGTAAGACGCAATATTAAACGGTAAACCAAGGAAAGTGTCCACCGAACGTTGATTCCACATCAATGAAAGCGCTCTTGTTGGGGTTTTATCGTAGTAAGTGTTTTCAAAATCTGGTACCGTATCCTCATTGTATTCCATCCCAGTTTCATAGTTTTTATTAAACCAATATTGATACCGTTCAGAATAACTCAACTCTCTAGTATAAACTTGAAATCCATAATGACAAGGTGGAAGAACCATCTGGTCTAATTCACCCACATTCCACGCATTAACCATTAATCTTCTCGAGTCTGGGTTTGTTTTAAGGTCACAGATTAGGTTTTGGATTTGGTCTATATATGTTTCATTATAAACACTAGGAAGATAACTATGTGGTGTTATATTTCTGTACTTTCTCCATTGTGCCCCATAAATTGGGCCTAAATTACCAAACCTTTCGGCAAAATCTGAACTATTTTTTATTTGATCGATAAACCAATCTTTATTAGGAATATCTTCATGACCCGCAAAGTGTTTACAATAATTTTTATAAGCATCACCATCCCAAATATGACAACCATTATCAACAAGGTATTTTATGTTGGTATCACCTCTTAAAAACCAAAGTAACTCAGTTACAATTGATTTCCAGTGCATTTTCTTGGTTGTGAGTAAAGGAAAACCCTCACTCATGTTGTGACGAATTGTGTAACCAAAAATACTTTTGGTTCCAGTACCAGTCCTATCCTTTTTTTCAACACCATATTCAAGTATATCCTTGAGTAATTGTTGATATTGTCTATCTAAATTGTTCATACCACAATAATAGACAAAAAAGATAAAAAAATCAAATGCATTTTATGGTCACAAACCATATCGACCTTTGGTTGCATTAAAATTTTGTGCGATTTCGGATGAATTTAAACCTTTTGTGTAAAAATAACATGCGCCGATTTTACCATTTAAATAATTTGACCCAACACCATTACCGATGTAGCCTAAATATAATGTATTTGTTTCGTTGTAAGTATCTGTGCCATGTTGGGTTGATATATATTCGGTGTCATTTACGTATAATTTAGTTGTCCCACTAGTGTTGGTAATTTGTGAAATAAATGTTAACAAATACCAGGTATTTGTTGTTACTATAATTGGTGACGTGCTTATTTTTTGAATACCCGTTCCATTTGTAGTTACCCTTAATTCACCCGCGTTTGAATACAAGCCACCCCAATAACCGTCAAAACCAAAAGAGGAGGATAGTTTTCCAAAAACAGGTACTTGAGCATTTAAAGAGGCCAACGAATCAAATTTAACCCATACTTGTATTGTTTTTTGTGTGGATGTATTTAAACTAAGTTCCGATGTATGTGGTATGCTAATGGTATCATTACTACCATCAAAGTCAAAAATGCCACCATCCGTTGAACTCCAGGTTGCCCCGTTTATTGTTGCATCATTGTTGTTGGGTGTCGAATCTAACCATAAACCTGAACTATATGTTGATGCGTCTAGTTTCATAAATAGTGAATCTTGTACAATATCGTTTTGTATAAACCTATCTTTTTCCGCATTATAATTATTTAAAATTTGATTGTCGGTAAGTGCACCATAATATATTCTAACAATCGCTAAGTCACCATTAACGTAGTTTGTGTCGCTACTAGCACTACTGTCCCATCGTCTCATCATTCTTACGTCACCACCAGAACCAGGTATGCCAGTATACGAAAGGGTACCACCAGTTGCAACGCCATTTACATATTGTCGAATTGTTGTACCATCATATGTTCCAACTACGTGGTACCACGTATTAATAAGCGGATCGAAACCAGTTGTGTTGTGCCAACCATTTACATCGAAAAATCCAACACATAATTTATATGTGTTTGGAGCGTTATTTGTACCTAAACTAAAATTTAACCTATCAATTAAATTGTATTGGTTACATACTATTGATGTAACTTTAGAATTTAAACTCGAGTTTAATTTAAACCAGGCTTCAATCGTCCATATGTTTAAATCCCCAATATTTGGTATTGTTGCATGTTCATATGATGCATCTGAAAAAGTAAAACACTCGGGCTCCGTATTTGTATGCGTTGGTGCATTAACCAATGTACCATGATTTTGGTCTAATGATAGGTTATACCAACTAGAACCAGTATTTGGGTAACTTTCCGACATACCCGCATCAATATAAACTTGTAAATTATCAGTTGTAATGTCTGGTATTATTTTATTAATCACAAAATAGTCGCTTTGGGTTGATAGCCATTCTAAACATAATTCCCAAGACGATAATGTTAAATTACCCATTAATCTATTAACTATATGAACTAGTTCGTTATTATCGTTTGCGACATAAATGTTTAATTTTCCAGCGGAATTTGCTCGATAAATAACCCAACCACCAACTGGCGGCTCTATTCCATTATAAAATCCTGTTGCTTGAGTTGGCCCATAAGCAACATCACTATTCCCAATTGTTAAATAATTTTTTGTTAATGAATTATTTTCCTCAATATTACTATTTTTTATAACCGACATTTATTTGTATAGTTTTACTTAAAGATAAATATCAAATAATTCGATTATATTTTTTTGTACGTAAAACTTTTAGATATATTTTGGTTAAAAAATTTACCCTGACTTTCAGCAAGATTTAATCCAGCAAATGTTTCATGAGGAACATCATCATATTCATAGATTGCCCCGTTGTTGAAAGTAACGTTTAATTTTTTTGTCGTTGTATCGTAAGATACTTGTCTTAAATTTGAACTATCATATTCACAGATAACTTTAGTTCCTTCGTATTTTTTACTCTTCACCATATTTTATTGTTTTTATCTTTGTTGTGTAATTTATAATATTTTTTAGGTCAAAAACATCATTTGCTGTGAGAACAAAATGATTACCTTCGCTTTTAACCGTGGTTTTTGTGGTTATAATCAAATGATTACCACTTATAATAGTATTGTAGATATCGGTATACGTTTTTACCGATCCGTTGGTTAAATTTATTATAATTGTATCCATGGATATTTATTTTTGATAAATTTAGGTAAAAAGTTGCATTGTGTCAAGATTTTGCTTAGATTTGCAAAAAAAATTACAGTAAGATTATGAATGATAAAATGACAAATGAGTTGCGACAAGCTTTTGCGATTGGTAGGGAAAGTGCGGTTAATTACAGAGATACTAAGTTAAGAATAGAGCATGTATTATATGGAATAATCATATCAGATAATATTATAAACGAGATTTTGAAAAATAAAATCAAAGATTTCGATCTGCTTGTTCAGGATATTCAAAATATAAACAAACAACAGTCGGAAAACGATGATAATATAAATTCAGAATCAATTTTAACTTTTGAGCCAGAGCTTCAAGAAGTGATTAAACTTTGTATTAAAAATAAAAAAAAGGATGAGTTTATCACACCAGAGTTATTTTTTACAACTTCATTTGATATAGATATTGCCGTAATTAAAATAATTAAAGATTATGGTGTCACAAAAACATTTATACAAAGACGTTTAAAGCAATTAAATGTTTCGTCAAACTATTTTAGCGAGGAAGATCAAAATAAAAAAAGTTCCCAAAGTGAAAATGCACCATCTAAAAACAAATCTAGAACGCCAATTTTAGATAATTTTAGTCGGGATTTAACCGCTTTAGCCAATGAGGGTAAATTAGATCCTGTTATTGGGAGAGATAGTGAGGTAGAAAGAGTTGCTCAAGTCTTATCAAGAAGAAAAAAGAACAACCCAGTTTTAATTGGCGACCCTGGTGTTGGTAAAACAGCAATCGCTGAAGGTCTTGCGATTAAAATCGCCATGGATGAATGTCCAAGGCCTTTACAAAATAAAAGATTGGTTACTCTTGATTTAACATCAATGGTTGCTGGAACCAAGTATCGCGGTCAATTCGAAGAGAGAATTAAAGCTTTGCTTGAGGAAGTTAGAGATAACCCAAACATCATTCTTTTTGTGGATGAATTACACACCCTTGTTGGTGCTGGAAATTCATCTGGTGCGTTAGACGCCGCTAATGTATTTAAACCAGCTTTGGCTCGTGGTGAGGTGCAATGTATTGGTGCTACAACTTTGGATGAATATCGTGAGCATATTGAAAAGGATGGTGCTTTGGATAGACGTTTTCAAAAAGTAATGGTGAACCCACCAACACTTGAACAAACAAAGGATATTTTAATGAATATTCGTGAAAAGTACGAAGATTTTCATAAAGTTGAGTATACCGATGATGCGATCAACGAGATTATTAGATTAGCTGATCGATATATCACAAATCGAGAATTTCCAGATAAAGCAATTGACATAATGGATGAAGCTGGCTCTCGAACACAAGTTAGTATTAAAGCCCCACAAAAAATTAAAGAACTCGAAAACGAGATAAAGGAAATTAAAAAAAGAAAACAAGAAGTTGTTAAAAGCCAAAAGTTTGAACTGGCCGCTGATTTGAGGGATTTAGAAAAGAAAACAACAGCTGAGTTAGAAAAAGAAACTCGAATTTGGAAAGAAAATATCGACAATAAAAGAATGGTTGTTAATGATGAAATGGTTTGTGAGGTTGTTTCGCTTATGACTGGGATACCAATTACAAAAATTTCACAAAACGAGATTAAAAAATTGTTAACGATAGATACTGAATTGTCTAACACAATTATTGGCCAAAATGAAGCGATTCAAAAAATTTCATCTGCAATAAAAAGAAATCGCACTGGTATTAGAAAACAAAATAAACCAATTGGTTCATTTTTATTCATTGGCCCAACGGGTGTTGGTAAAACAGAGTTAGCAAAAATGTTAGCTGAAAAAGTTTTTGGTAGCCAGGATGCTATGATTAGAGTTGACATGTCAGAGTATGGTGAAAAATTTAACATTTCAAAATTAATTGGTGCGCCTCCAGGATATATTGGATACAATGAAGGCGGACAGTTAACTGAAAAAGTTAAGAATAAACCATATTCGCTCATACTTTTTGATGAAATTGAAAAGGCTCATCCAGATATCTTTAACGTTTTATTACAATTATTGGATGAAGGTCATTTAACAGATGGTAGTGGTAGAAAAATTAATTTCAAAAATACCATTATTATTATGACGTCAAATATTGGTTTAAAAGATGTACAAGATTTTGGTACAAAAATTGGCTTTTCGACTGATGAAGATCCAACAAAATCTGCCCAAGATATTATCGAAAAAAGTCTTCGTAAATTTTTTAAACCAGAGTTTTTAAATCGTCTTGATGAATTAGTTTATTTTAATTACTTGAGTAAAGATGATATTTTAAAGATAATTGATATTCAATTGGATGATTTATCCGAAAGATTGTTTGAGTCAAATTACACTTTTAAAATAACAACACAAGCGAAAGAAAAGTTAGCTGAGCTTGGTTATGATAGAAAATATGGTGCGAGAGAATTGAATCGAACAATTCAAAAATATGTTGAAGATCCCATGTCTGAGGAACTATTACAACACGGTATGCCATCTGAAGGGGCGTTTAACATAACATATGATTCGAAAAAAGACAAAATTTTCGTAAAATTGAGTTAGACATTATCGGAATTTGGACTATTTATAAGTAGTTTAAATTTCGATAATAAATGGCGGTTACAATATATTTAAGATGCGCACTAGGTAGACCTTTAACATTCGGCGAACTTGACGCGAATTTTGATAATCTAAAAAATGCAATTGAGAACTTAGGTCTGGATGACCTAACTGATGTAATAATAACAACTGGCGCAACAGCTGGTAGTATTTTAGTTTATAATGGTAGTAATTGGGTTAATCAGGAATTAACTCAAGAATTAAATCCGCAATATGTCGTAACATTTGATCCGCTAACGGGTCAATTCACATATTCCGCCGCTAGTACCTCAGGAACATCTGGTTACTCAGGTACATCGGGGACATCTGGTGAGTCGGGAACTTCTGGTTCTTCAGGTACATCAGGAACTACTGGTACTTCGGGAACAGCAGGTTCATCTGGTACTTCGTGGACTGGAGATAATTATTATGGGTCGTTTAGTGATTCAACCACACAAGTAGTCAGTGGTTCAAGTATACCAACCGTTTGGGAATATAATACAACCGAAATTGCAAATGGCATTAGTGTACAAAATAATTCACAAATTACCGTAGATAATGCTGGTGTTTATGAAATAGGATATTCAGCTCAAATTGAAGCCGCATCAAATGCAAACGGTACTGATATTATAATTTGGGCAAGAATTAATGGCAATGACGAGCCCAGGACAACATCAACTATAACATTAAGCGGAAATGGCGCATATCAATTACCATTTGTTGCATATCAATTTAATTTACAAGCTAATGATTGTGTTGAGTTTGTATTTTTATCCACAAATCAACATGTACAAATAACAGCTTTAGGGGCTGGGGTTAATTATCCAGCGGCGCCCTCTGTTATAATCGTAGCAAAAAGAATTGACAAATATATGGTGTTGCCAAGCACATCTGGCACATCAGGAACATCGGGGACAACAGGAACATCAGGAACATCGGGTGAAAGTGGGACAAACGGTACGTCTGGTACATCGGGTACAAGTGGAACTTCGGGAACTTCTGGTTCTTCGGGAACTTCTGGTTCTTCAGGAACTTCGGGTGAAAATGGTACAAATGGTGAATCTGGAACAAGCGGAACTTCAGGAACTTCAGGAACGTCTGGTTCTTCAGGAACATCAGGAACAAGCGGAACTTCAGGAACTTCAGGAACGTCTGGTGAAAATGGTACAAATGGTGAATCTGGAACAAACGGAACATCAGGTACTTCTGGTTCTTCAGGAACATCAGGAACAAGCGGAACTTCAGGAACTTCAGGAACGTCTGGTGAAAATGGTACAAATGGTGAATCTGGAACAAACGGAACATCAGGGACATCTGGTTCTTCGGGAACTTCTGGTTCATCAGGTACATCGGGGACATCGGGGACATCTGGTGAGTCGGGAACAAACGGTACTTCAGGTGAGTCAGGGACAAATGGTTCTTCGGGAACATCAGGAACATCAGGTACAAGTGGATCATCTGGAACATCAGGAACATCAGGTTCTTCGGGTGAGAGTGGTACTTCAGGTGAGAGTGGTACAAATGGTTCTTCAGGAACATCAGGTACATCAGGTTCTTCAGGTTCTTCGGGAACAAGTGGTTCCTCAGGTACTTCTGGCTCAAGTGGAACTTCGGGTGAAAGTGGAACTTCAGGAACATCAGGTTCAAATGGAACTTCAGGAACATCAGGTTCTTCGGGTTCTTCGGGAACAAGTGGTTCCTCAGGTACATCGGGAACATCGGGAACATCGGGTGAGTCGGGTACAAACGGTACTTCAGGTGAAAGTGGAACTTCAGGAACATCGGGTTCTTCAGGAACTTCTGGGACATCGGGTTCTTCAGGAACTTCAGGAACTTCGGGTGAGTCGGGCACAAATGGTACTTCAGGTTTTTCAGCAACTTCAGGGACATCGGGTTCTTCGGGAACATCGGGAACATCAGGTTCTTCGGGAACTTCGGGAACTTCGGGTGAGTCGGGTACAAACGGTACTTCAGGTTTTTCAGCAACTTCAGGGACATCGGGTTCTTCGGGAACTTCTGGTTCTTCAGGAACTTCGGGTGTTAATGGACTAGCGGGTGAGAGTGGTGGTTCCGCAACTTCTGGAACTTCAGGCACATCGGGTGAAAGTGGATCATCTGGAACTTCAGGTACAAGTGGTTCCTCAGGTACATCAGGAACTTCGGGTTCTTCAGGTGAAAGTGGTACTTCAGGTGAAAGTGGTACAAATGGTTCTTCGGGAACATCGGGAACTTCTGGAACAAGTGGTTCCTCAGGTACATCAGGAACCTCAGGAACATCGGGTGAAAGTGGTACTTCAGGTGAAAGTGGTACAAACGGTACTTCAGGAACATCAGGTACTTCTGGTTCTTCAGGAACATCAGGTACTTCTGGTTCAAGTGGAAGTTCGGGTGAAAGTGGTACTTCAGGTGAAAGTGGTACAAATGGTTCTTCGGGAACATCGGGTACTTCTGGTTCAAGTGGAACATCAGGTTCTTCTGGAACCTCAGGAACTTCGGGTGAGAGTGGAAGTTCAGGTGAGAGTGGTACAAATGGTTCTTCTGGAACCTCAGGAACATTTGGCTCAAGTGGAACATCAGGTTCTTCTGGCTCAAGTGGAACATCAGGTTCTTCTGGTTCAAGCGGAAGTTCAGGTGAGAGCGGTACAAATGGTTCTTCAGGAACATCAGGAACATCTGGTTCTTCAGGTACATCGGGAACATCAGGGACATCTGGTGAGTCGGGTACAAACGGTACTTCAGGTGAAAGTGGTACAAATGGTTCTTCGGGAACTTCTGGTACAAATGGTTCTTCGGGAACTTCTGGTTCAAGTGGAACATCGGGAATAAATGGAACTGCTGGAACTTCAGGTATATCAGCAACATCAGGAACTTCTGGTTCAACTGGTACATCGGGTATTGATGGATTAAATGGTATATCAGCAATAAGTGGAACTTCGGGAACTTCAGGAACAAATGGAACTTCGGGTGAGGGTGGTACAAACGGTACTTCGGGTGAAAGTGGAAGTTCAGGTACATCAGGTTCAAGTGGAAGTTCGGGAACTTCTGGCACAAGTGGAAGTTCGGGTGAAAGTGGAAGTTCAGGTGAAAGTGGTACAAATGGTTCTTCGGGAACATCAGGGATATCTGCAACATCAGGTACATCAGGTTCTTCAGGAACTTCGGGTGAAAGTGGAACTTCGGGAACTTCTGGTGAAAGTGGAACATCTGGAACAAATGGTACAAATGGTTCTTCTGGAACAAGTGGTACAAGTGGTTCTTCGGGAACATCAGGTGAATCAGGAACAAATGGAACTTCAGGAACTTCTGGCGAAAGTGGAACTTCAGGAACGTCTGGGTCTTCAGGTAAATCAGGAACAAATGGAACTTCAGGAACGTCTGGGTCTTCAGGTACTTCAGGTGAATCGGGTACAAATGGGACAAGTGGTTCTTCGGGAACGTCTGGGTCTTCAGGTACTTCTGGAACATCAGGCTCAAACGGTACAAGTGGTACTTCAGGCATTTCCGCAACATCAGGAACATCAGGTTCTTCAGGTACTTCGGGTGTTAATGGACTAGCGGGTGAGAGTGGTGGTTCCGCAACGTCTGGAACCTCGGGAACATCGGGTGAAAGTGGATCATCTGGAACTTCAGGTACTTCTGGAATATCTGCGACATCAGGTACGTCAGGTTCTTCGGGAACATCAGGTTCTTCTGGAACCTCAGGTTCTTCAGGTACATCAGGAACTACTGGTACATCAGGTTCTTCGGGAACATCAGGTTCTTCGGGAACATCAGGTTCTTCGGGAACATCAGGATTAAATGGAACTTCAGGTGTTTCTGCAACATC